TAGTGCGTTTGTTAAAACTTAATTAATTAAATCCAAAAATAATAAAAATGAAAAATAATTAAATCCAAAAATAATAAAAATGAAAAATAATTAAATAATTAAATAATAAAATAATTAGTTACAAAAATAATAAAGACAAAAGTTAAAAAGATAAATAAATAATAAATTAATAAAAACAATTTAAAAAATTTACTGAAAAAATTTGCAAAAAATAAATCTGAAAAAAAATCAAAATTCAATAACAGAATGATAAAAATTTTTTGATGCATACCATAACAAAAAAGTATGTTATTTTTTTTCAACAGAAAAAAAATAACATAGTTAGCGCTTGCTTGTTCAGTTTTCAAACACCTAGTTTTTTCCGACATTCTATATAGTATAAATAATTATAGAAATAATTCACAAATAGCTTGCAAGAATTTATAAATAGTTTTAAGATGAATCATAAACTAAAAAAAGGAAAACAAAATGTTTTTACAAGAAATAGAAGAAATTGAAATTCTGGATTTAGAATGGTCATTAATTGATCAAATTGGAGAATTTGAAGAAATTGAAATTAAAGATGTTTTTAATTTTAATCAAGCAGAATATGAGGACTAGAATATGAATATAATTGACAGATTAAATTTCAGCACAACAGATTATACTAACAACGCTATTGAGATAAAAAAATGGGGTGATGTAAATCACGTGGAAATATTATCACTATATTTATTAGAAAATGACATATGTGAATCAGACGATGACTTTGATTCTATTATAGATTTAATGAAAGATTTTGGGCAAAACGATAAGTCGTTTAATACTTATTTTTTTTGGATAGATAAGGAATAGATAATGATCGAATATACTAAATTCACCAAGATCATTAAAGACGGGTTCAAAAACAATTTGACTGAGTCTGAAATAATGAACGAATTAGCGATTGCTGGTTTACCTTATGGGGAAATAAGGCAATATTTCAGGCAAACTGGATTAGAAATAGGTGCGATTTATTCAGCAGAAAAAAAAGCTGAAATAGTTAACGAGTTGATTAGTCTTACTATTAAGAGTGATTCAAAGCTATCTTATAAAGCATACAAGCTTATAGAAGATACTTTACAAAAGCAATGTACGTTTGACGTAAAGACTACATTTAAAAACGTCTATCACTCTATAACAGGCAACAAACAGCCGTCAAGAATTAATAATGAATTTGTCGGGCAATATCGCGTTTTATGTGACTATCTTATGAAAAATCCACTTGCAACTGAAGCAGAAATAAAAGCGTTCAAACTTCGCAAAATTGGTAAATCAGGTGATCAAGATAATCAGATTATTAAAATGGTTAACTTCATGCACGAATTTTATCCTGTTTACTTAGCTGCAAAACAAAAAGGTGATAAATAATGAGCAAATTAAAAATGTTAGTTGATAATATCGAACGAGATTTAATACAAGTTTTTAATCACGGATCAAACGATAATGTTTTAGGTCTAAGACGTTTCAATATTGTTATAGATAATGTTCAAGTCTCTCAAGTCATGTTAGAAATTGAATGGTTAGAAAATAAAAACGATAACAGAGCCGCAATTATTAATGGCGTTAAATTTAAAAAGGTGCATATATAATGCAAGCTATATTGATAAGAACATTATCACCAACACAAAGAAATAATAATATTAGATATAAAGCATCGTGTGTTGCTAGCTCTAATACTGTTAATCAAGTTGGCGAATTTAATTTAGAGCAGAATGTTAAAAATTCTGTAGATAAATTACTGATAAAACTAGGATGGAATGATTATGATTATGTAATTGGACAATTAAAAAACGGTGATTTTGTAGCAGTATATTGCGGGGATAAATAAATGCGAATATTAAAAGCAAATTTACAGCAATATATAGCAGATAGAAATTCTGTCCAATGTGATAGCGGCTCTGTTTACTTTTTCAAGTATGGGCATCATACGGGTTGGCATCGTGTCGAGTTATATATGGTAGAAGCTAGTGGCAATCTATCTTGTGTTAGAAGTCTAGCAGCGGGAACACCTAAAGAATGTATAGAACAATTAAGAGGCGAAAATTATTACGGGTATAATAATAGGTGCGAAAAACCGAATAGGGTTCAAGCTTTTATTATGCTTCAAATGACTGGTATTGATTTTACCGATAGTTATTATCGTACAAATAGTTCACAGAAATTAGCATTAAAAGTATGGGCAAAACTAACAGGTTATAGATATTCTGATAAAACAGGACGCGGGGTAACTAAGAATCAAATGTTTTTTGAAAACCTAGCAAAAAACTAAAACCCGTTTTGAAGATAATAAAGGATGTTAAAATGGAAATTTATAATACAAGAAAGATTCATATTTCATTATTACAAACTAATGATTTAATAGAGCATAATGGAGTTGTAAAAACAGTTTGTAAGAAAGATATTACATATAATGGGTGTGGTAGAAGTGTTTTTGGTGATTCTTATCATTCAGGATATAAACCGGTTTTGCTTGTTTTAGATTATAAAAGTTAGTTTTGATAATAAATAAGGCTATTAAAATGAAAATTAAAAACCACCACTTGGAACACATGAAAAGACAAATAGATATTGTTTTAGAGAAGTATCCTAATGTTGCGAGTCAATATGAAAAAGGGCTGTTTGCAAATAGCGATAAAGTTAAAAATCTGCAAATGAGGTTTTGTTTTGACGTTGCAAAAGCTGCAAAATTAAATGTTTTTTTCTGCGATGAACTATATTCATACTTGAATGATACTCATATATTTACAGCTCTAAAACACTGCTTACCAAAAATAAAAAAGGATTATTAAAAATGATTAATTTAAAAGAAATAATCGAAAAAGCTGAAAATGATGGTATTGAAAACGAAAAAAAGATGCTAATAGAAAATTTTGAAATGGGTGATTCAATACAATATTATCAGAATGATATTAAAAAAATATTGGCTGAAAATTTAGGTCGCGAATTGAGCTATGAAGAATATGAAGTTGTTGAAAATTATATCATAGACGAATGGGAATTATGGCAGGTTAATGATTGCGCTGGGTATTATAGTGTATCAAAGGATATGTTTTCAGTATGTCATTATCACGAATTTGATGTTCATTGTAGTATTAGAATGACACCAAATCGAAAAAAAATAATTGAAGAAAGTCTAGGCGTTATGATTAGAGACTATAATTATGATGAACAATGGTGTGGTTTTCTTGTCTACAATCCTATTTCTTTAGAGATAGACTTAGGTATTGATATGATTGAAAATGCTTTACTTGAAAGGGTTATATAAAATGATTTACAACAACATTGCAATAAACGATATTTGCCTACCTGATTATTTTTCCGGTCATACAAACCCTGTTTTATACGTTTCAATATATAAAGATATGACAAAAATAGAATTAACAGAATCACTATTATCAGAATTAAATGACGGATATATAGAATCATATAATGATGAATATGAAATAGACTATGATTCTATAAAAACAGAAATACAAAGTGAAGGTTTTATATTATCAGATAAACCGTTTATTGATACTATAGAAGAATCAGGCAATTTTGAAGTTGTTGCTCACTTTGTTTTAATTGAGGAATAATAAAGATATGATAACACAAAAACAATTTAATGATAAATACGATGGTGAGTATAGATTTACTGCTATATATAAGGATAAACATGGTGATATATCTAGTCTTAATTATGAAATTATTATAGATAGAATAGAAAAATTCTATTCAATAAATAAAAATAAGAGTATGTATTTTTGGTTTTCATAAATAATTATTAATAAAATAACTTTAAAAATAAGTTATTTTTATATCGTCGTACACTCTATTAACGGGGTTTATTATCCCCATGACTTTTATACCTTGTGACCGATTTTCACATATTTTTTCAAAAAATCCTCCCAATCCAAACCAAACATCACAATATAATAATACTATAAACCCATTGACACCTACTCATTTCCTCAGTATAATCCCTAACACACAATGTAACTAACCAATTCAAAAGGACTTAAAATGATAACCTTCACCATCCTCACCCTCCTAACAATCCTCTCAATAATCACCTCCATCTCCCTCTTCCTAACCTCTCCTCCCTCCCACCACCATTACACTTACCTCTACTCAAACAACGACCACATGGTATACTCAAACGGCTTACAAACAAAGTTCCTACCAATAGAACCAATCACCTAAATTAGGAAAATAATGGAGAGAGTCAAGACATTAGAAAATGAAATGATGGCTCTCTCACGCCTCAACACGAGACTACCAACTAATAAACGAGCGACTTACCAAATATTTCCTCGGAGATACTTTTAATCATCACAGAACAAGACCAAAAGATCGAAGCTCTAAGCAATCAACTATTACAACTATCAAAGAACACTCTAAACACAAAACTTTACACCCCCCCCTACAAACCAATTTTATTTAAATCCTATTTCAAACCTTTATAAAAATTTTCCGATAAAATTCCTTCTAAGCCGGTAACACTCCAAGGCAGCTTGAAGACTTGATAATTTACAGGCCAGCGTTACCGGCACCTAACAAAGGAATATCAATGAGCAACGTAATCGATATTAATAAAATCCAAAGAAAAAAGGTCGACGAGGATCTACTATCAATAAAAATAGTAGTCGAAGACCCTCACACAAAAATCGAACACACTACCGACCTATTAAAAATCATTAAAGTAGTCAAAAATCCAGAAACCATCAAAGATTTAGACCCTGATATGATGGTGGCGATAATCAGACAATGGATGCAAAATAGAAAATGAGTATTAACAAACCACCACATATAAAAGAGTTCAGATGTTTCCTTAAAGGCGGATTCGAGTATTCAATCGGCTATATCACAGAAAACAACAAACCTATCTATTACAAAACGCATTATGGTGAAATGCTAGACTATTCCTTACCAGAAGAAGGCGATATAATTCGCATCCACAAAGACTTCATCCTTAAAAACAACAAATGGGAATTATTAAACGATGAGCCAGTATCCAAAAAACAATATTCAGTATCACCCCACCTTCGGCAGTAGATGCAGCCTTCAAGAACAAATATTTACCAAAACTTATAAACTCCACCAAAGAAAAGTAAGAATTACCCTCTGCGGTCACAGAGATTACGAAAATAAAAAGGAAATGATCACATGCTCACGCTCCAACTGTCCAACGATGAAGAAAACGACAAAATTGTAACCTGCCCCGGCTCAATCTACCGAGGCAACGTTTACAACGGCATAACTAATCGCGGATTCAGCATAATGAAGCGATTGAACAAGCAAAAACGACTCTCCTGCCATGGTTGTGAAGGTTGTGGTTGGCAAGACACTATCCTATTAGAAGTGGATGACAAAAACTTCCCATTACTAGGACTTGAGAATATAAACCACGGACAGCTCTACAAAATAGAATTAATCCAAAAAATTCCAGCAGACGGACGTGAAATTGATCCAGAAGACTATTTTCTAAGGTTGAAGGAATACAAAAAGGGAAATAATGTATAACTTAACATTACCAGTACCACCAAGCATAAACGGATACTACGGTCATATTGCAAAAGGCAATAGAGTAATAAAATATATAAAAAAAGAAGGAAAAGAGTATCGAAAGTTTGTAATTCATTGGTGTATTAGAAATAAAATGCAGCTACGAGCAAATCTACCATTACAAATGGACATAAAATATTATTTTAAAGACAAGAGGAAGAGGGATTTAGACAATCCTCTAAAATCATTATTAGACGCTCTCACACATGCAGAAGTCTATGAAGATGACGACCTAATCCAGAAAATGACCATAGAAAAATTCTACGACAAAGAAAATCCAAGAGTAGAAATTACAATCTCACAATATGAACCAAAGGAAGAATAATGCTGACACAAATTTTTCTCTCATCAGCAGTATTGATGGTATCTTCGATTCTCTATATATTTTGTATCGACAGAGACAACATGACCCGTAACGAAAAAACAGCAGTAAACATAATCCTAATAACATCACTATCTCTATTAGCAATCTCAATATTTTCCCGGTTCTTTATCTGGATGTGGAGATGAAAATGTCTGATTACCACATTCACATTAAAATAAATCACGAAACAACACAATTTGACTTCGATCTGATGGTTGATAACGAACAAGGGCGGAAAAAGATCGTTAATTTTCTAAAACACTGCAAGAAAAAAAGGATCATGTATGATTTTCTCACACTTTAATCAATATGCTCATGAAAGCATTGCATTTATGCCGTATAATTTCCTCCGTCAATGCCTAATCTAAGTTTCACAATCACGACCAATAAGGAACTACAAATGTTAAAAAGGAAGGAAGACACCGTCTTCATCAATAAAGATGATGGTACACCAACAATATTAATGGGCGACTACTCTATTTTAATAGGGTCAGTCACAGAACCTAAGCGTAATGCACATGGCGTTACAATGGTTCACGCTGATAATGATCAAGAACCATTCTTACACATATTATCCACCCAGCCCGAAACCCTAAAAATCATCATTGATAGAATGAATGATTCTCTAACTCAGTTTTTTCCAGAAATACCTCATGCAAAAGCACAAATCTCAATTGGTGATTTATCAAATTATCTTCAAGAAAACACCGATTATAGAGATCAAATGATCTTGTTAATGGCCAACTGTTGCAAAAAATTTGGTTGTGATAATCTACTATCATCCAATATTGCCCAGCTTATTGTGTCGATGGTATTTGGTGTCAAGCCTGAACCAGTAGATGACAAAGTAGATAAAAACCAACACTAAAGGAATAATAATGCAAAACAAATTACAAGAAATGTTCGAGTTACAAGATACAATGAATTCAACAGTCAATCCTGAATGGAAAAATTTAGGTTGGAACTTCCTTCGCGCATTAAGAATGGAATGTAGTGAATTGATTGATATGGTGGGCTGGAAATGGTGGAAGAAACAAGGCGATCTCGACATCCCACAAATACAACTAGAATTAGTTGATATTTGGCATTTCGGAATGTCACATTTAATCATTCACGCCAATAGCGGGGATACGCCTTGTGAAATGTCAGAACTGGCAAGATACTATTCAAAAATGATGGCGCCAAACAAAATCCTATACCCATCCTCTATTGATGCCATAGAAGTGATGATCAAGGATTCATTCCGAGATCGTTTCAATCCACAAACATTCATGACAATTTGTGAGGAGTTTCATCTGGATTTCGACAAACTCTATGAAATGTACATCGCCAAGAACGCACTCAACATCTTCCGTCAACAGAACGGTTACAAAGAAGGTATATATTCACGCGAGTGGCCTAAATCAAATCCAACAACTGATGACAACAAGATCTTAGAAACAATCATGGAAGTCGCCAAACAATCAGACGTAGACCAAAAAGGCGGAATGTTCTCATATCTAATGTGGCAGATGGATTTATCCTACAACTATCAAGATCTTGAAGATCTATATCAGTTGGAAAAAGATGAGGACTCAACCAGTGCCTAACATAACCACCATTTCCAAAATTCTAAACAGCGTTTGTAGCACAACAAGGGGTGAAAACGAAATAGTCGTTTCTGATGATTTTTGGAGATTCTTCAACAAAAATCCTAATACACTTTCAAAACTAATGATGTACCTTGGTGAACAAAGTCAGGATTGGATAAAACACTATTTAAAGACTGGCTATGATTGGTCTGTCTTTGAAATAGATATTGAAGCCTGCTTCAAAGGCGATATGTGGTTTGAAGAAAACCCTGTCTGCGAATCAGAAGAGGTTATTGCAGAATTGCCACATGGACTATCAACCGCACCTGAAATCCTACAAATCGCGTTTGATACCATTTCTCAACGTGGTAAAGAACGCGATAAAGAAGATGGTGAGCGTTCAATGTTGGCTACAGTAAATGCTTTTAACGCATTGACTGGTCATAACTTGACCGAAACCGATGGCTGGAAATTTATGACAGTGCTAAAACTTGCTCGTTCTGGCGCCGGTGGTTATAAACTAGATGACTATATTGATATGTCAGCCTACGCTGCTTTAGCCGGTGAGTGTGAAAACAACAAACATTGTAAACGATAATATTTACTGTTATATTCTAGAAATAATAATTTTCATTTGGAAATTACAAAAAGCCTAGCACTTAGCTAGGCATTTTTGTTTTTCTTGGGAAGAAATGAGAACACTAAAGCTAACAAATTCACAATCAAAATTTATAACCGATAAAGAATCAAAAGCCATAGCTTTTGTAACAGGTTATGGCGGCGGGAAGTCGTTCATCTTATTTTTAAAGATGGTACAACTGAAGCTTAAATATCCAAAATATGATCTATGCTATCTATTTCCAATTTTTTCAATGTTCAGAGATATTCTATATCCAAACTTTGAGGAAATTCTGGATGAGCTTAATATCGGCTATCGAATAAATAAATCTACAAACGAAATATTTTTTGACGTTGGCGGTAGAATCATCCTTAAAAGCATGGATGATCCAGATCATATCGTTGGATTTAACGTCCTTGCGGTATTTTTGGATGAATTAGATACACTTGCTACCGATAAAGCCACTGAAGTTTGGATGAAAGCCATTGCTAGAGCGAGAAAATGGGTTCATAAAGTGGATGATAATGGGTTTCTTCTTTACGAAACAGTAATAGAAGGAAAGATAGTTCAGTTTAACGAAAAAGTTTTGCCAGAAAACCCCAACATAATCATGCAATATGACTGGGATGAGCTGATAAAAGAATTTCCAGACCTACCACCAGAGCAATTTGATGGTAAAATTCTTGAAGTTTCAGAGCTGAACCAACTATTTGTAGGTACAACCCCAGAGGGCTATCGCTTTGTATACAAGATGTTTGAGAAGGAAAAGCCAGATAACTATCGGTTAATTCAAGCATCCGGTAGAGAAAATGTATTTCTACCAAAAGATTACTACGATGATATGCAGAAGGTTTACCCCGCCGAATATGTAAACGCCTATATCGAAGGCCAGTTTGTCAACATGGCACTTGGCACCGTTTATAAAAACTTCCATCGTAAAGACGACAAATTCGATTCAAGTAGAAAAAGCTGCGACTCAAAAGAAACCTACAGACGTGGTGAAACACTCCATATCGGGATAGATTTTAACGTACATAATATGAATGCCATTGTGTATGTTGACCGGGAACCACTACAAGCGACTGAAGAAAACAAAGGCTATCCGTATGTTGGACAACCAACTCTTCATGCCATCCATCATTTTGATGGTCTGAAAGATACGCCGGAATTGATTCAAGCAATCAGAAAAAGATACCCAATTAGTCCAATATTCACATATCCTGATGCAAGTGGAAAAAATGCTTCATCTAAGGGCGTAACTGTATCTGATATTTCGATGCTTAGAGATGCGCTTATGCGACCTAAATACCCAAGTAAGAACCCACGCATAATGGATCGTGTTTTATCAACCAATTCAGCGTTTAAGGCTGGTCTTCTATGGGTAAATGTGAAAAAATGTCCCAAGCTTGCGGATTCACTTGAGCAACAGGTATTCAGCGAAGCAACAGAGCTTCCAGAAAAATTAAAAGGTTCGTCGATAGATGATATCAACGATTCAGCAACCTATATAATTCACTTCAGATACCCAATTAGCAGAAAAGCGATGAAGTCCAAAAAACTCAAAGGCGGCAGAAGAAATGGCTAGTAGATTATCCCTATTGACAGCTTTACAGTCATTGCATATTCCGTATACATACAATGTTCTCAAGCAACAAGACTATATTCGCCAAAATTACATACTATATGAAGGTCGTGATTCAGTAGTAGAAAACAGAAACCTACTGTTTACTAGACTTGAAGATCAAACCGATGATGACTTTCTCAATTATGTGAATCTTGCCGTAATCGAATTGGTCTACAAAGCCATCGTCAATGCTTATGTTGGTACAATTTTTTCAAAGCCACCTGAAACCGATCTTGAATTAGATGAATATACCAATGTTGATTTTGTCGGAAACGACTTATCCCAATATTCATCTTTGGTTGTTGCTGAAATCCTGAAAAATGGTTTCGCTGCATCTATGATCGACTGGAACGATGAACAGAAAAAGCCTTATATGCGATATATCAGGGCTGATGATATTGTTGGCATCTCTACCAAAGAGAACAAAGGCATCATCACTTTAGAAAGATTCATCTTCAAGGTATGTGTTGAAGAAATCAGCCAAGAGGATGAATTTGAATATGAATATATTACTCGATATACCGTTCTTGATTTATTGGATGGTAAATACAGAGTCAGACAATATGAAGAGACAGATTCAGTTTCCTTTGATCAGGTTCCAGATTCAGAGACGTTCCCAAAACAGAATGGCAAATTCCTAGATTACATCCCGGTCGTCATTCATGGTTCCGAGGCAAACAATTTTGATATTAAGAAGTCGATCCTTCAAGACATATCAGATTTGAACATAACCCTGTTGAGTAAACGCTTAGATCAAGCGCACATGATGTTCTACACATCATTACCAACGCCTTGGACTACCGGTGTATCACCTGATGATCAAGATCGTGATCAGGATACAATCGGGCCGACTCGTATCTGGAGAATTAGTGAGCCAGATGCAGCAGTTGGTATCTTGGAGTTTTCTGGAGCGTCTTATGATGCTCACGAAAAATTCATCCAAGAAGTAAAAGATATTATGGCAACAATTGGCGCACAACTCCTGAAAAAGGAAGGCGTGTCGCGTGAAACTGCTACTTCAGTACTATTGAGAACAGGTCTTCAGACCTCAGTAATATCAAATACTGTCGAAAACATATCCAACCAGATGGAAAGCGTTGTCGCCATGTATGAAGCATGGAATGGCAACGAAGATTTTACAGGGCAATATCGGTTGAATACTGATCTTATCAGAGTTGATATTGATCCAAACGCAGTTATCGCTTTGGTCAAGTCTTGGTTAGACGGTGCTATTTCTCACGAAACAGTATTTGATAAACTAAAAGAAGGCGAGTTAATCCCACCTGATAGAACATTCTCTCAGGAACTAGAAAAAATACAAGAAAACCAACCTCCATTTTTTAGCAAAGATAAAGATGCTGAGATTGGCGCAGAAGCAGCCAAAACTGCTACTGATGAAGAAGCAAAACTGAATTCGGGTGGAACACCACTCGACAACACCATACTGGATAATCCAGTAGCAAGCTCAGACGTAAAATAAAAGGAAATGTAAATGTTAGAACTACTGAAGAAAATGCTTAAGGCACAATTTGGCGACGACCAAGCAGGATTCAACACAGCATGGGCAGAAGCACAGGCCACTTATAAAGCCGAAATGGAAGCCAACGATGCCGGTCTTAAAAGTAAGACTCAAGAGTTGATGGATAAACTCGCCAAAGCAAAGAAAAACCAAATACCTGAAGGGGTTACTGCAGAAGACTACCAAGCATATATTGATGGTAAAGATGCTCTTGAGGCAGAGAAAAAAGAAGCTGCTGATGCAAAACTTGCTTCTGAAGGTCGTTGGGATGAGTTGAAAAACGAAATGACCACAGCACACAGTACGGCAATGAACACTTTGAAAACTGAAAGTGAGAAAACGATTGCTTCTTTAAAGGCTGCTCTCGATACAGAGACAATCACAAACCAAGCACACGCTGCTATCAAAAAAGTTCAAGGAAGCGAATTTTTACTAATGCCACATATTCTACCCAGTGTTAGAAATGTTGCTGGTGAAGACGGTGTTTATTCTTTACAAGTAGTTGATAGTGCGGGTCAGCAACGTTTTGATGCTGAAACAGGAAAGGCTGTTACTATATCTGGTTTAGTTAATGAAATGATGACCAACGATAGTTTTGCTCCTGCATTTCCTGTTCAAAATTCTGGCTCCGGTGCGCCACAAGGTAATGGTGGCGGTTCTAAAGTACCCAACCCATTCCAGAAAGGCACCGCAGCATATAACGTAACTGATCAAGCAAAAATGGTGAAAGAAAATCCACAATTGGCTAAACAGTTCCAAAAAGCAGCAGGTCAATAAATGTCAGGTCATACTAAGCATGTGAAGAAAAAATCGTCTACCAAAAAGAAGACGGTTAGATCAAAGCCAAGAAAAAAGTAATATCCGGTAAAATACCATTGACATATCTATCATGTGCTATAAAATTAGATTATCAATGGTATTTTTTTGCGATTAGGTCGCACATTTTACCGAACATTTTTTGGTTAGGCCGAAAGATTTTATTAGTTTCTTAAAATCTCTTGGCAAGACTATTCTCCAAGGGAAATCATATAACTTGGAGATTCAAAAATGGCTGAAGTACGCCTTGTAGATATTTACGAACCACTCACTTTTAATGCTGCTGTTCAAGAACGCGCAATCGAATTAAACGCTTTCGCAAGTGCTGGCATTATCGTTCAAGACCCACGCATTGACGCGATGGTTGCTCAAGGTGGTATGATCGGTGAATTACCTTTCTTCCTAAACTTGGATAACAACGAGCCAGATTACACATCTGACGATCCATCTTTAACAAATACTCCTGATAAAATCTCAAGTGCGGTACAGATTTTCCGTCTTGCTAACCAAGCTAAGTCTTGGTCTACAATGGATCTGTCTCGTCAGCTTGCATTACAAGACCCACTTGGAGCTATCACCAACCGAGTTGCACACTATTGGGCGACTAATCTAAGCCAACGAATCATTTCCACAACTGTCGGTCTTCGTGCTGATAATGTAGCAAATAACGCTGGTGATATGGTCGTTGATATTTCTATTGAAGATGGTGACAATGCTGTTGCTGCTAACTTAATTTCTGCTGAAGCTGTTATTGACGCTGCGGCAACTTTAGGTGATCACTCTCAAGAAATCGCAGTACTTGCTGTTCACTCTGTTGTTCGTACACGTTTGCGAAAACAGAACTTGATCGACTTCACCGAAGATTCAAATGGCAACATCCGTTTTGAAACCTACTTAGGCTATCGTTTAGTTGAAGATGATGCTTTGACTGTTGAAGCTGGCGGCACTTCTGGTTTCAAATTCACTTCAGTATTGTTTGCACCCGGTGCATTCGGTTATGGCGAATCTGCTCCTTTGGTTCCTTCTGAATTGGATCGTAAGCCTGAATCTGGTAACGGTGGTGGTCAAGACATCTTGTTTGCTCGTCGTAATGAGATTATCCATCCTGCAGGCTTTGCATTCGCATCTGCTGGTATCGCTCAAGGCGTTTCTGCAACTCGCGCTAACTTGCAAGACCCAGCACAATGGAGTCGTGTATATGAGGAACGGAAAAACATACCGATGGCTTTTTTGATAACCAATGGATAATAATATACTAATATTATTATGAATGTTCTGGTAGCACTCGCTACCAGTTCATCTAAAAAGGAAATTTTATGAGTTTTACAACAGCAGAATTGCTCCAGTATCAACGAAAGATTCACAGAAAAGCCGATATTGAAGAAGAAAAGAAAGCCGCTAAACTGGCTAAGAAAAAAGTACCATTTAAAAATAATATCAACAGTGCTGTAGCAAGAAATTCAATCGCAAATAACCAGCGATCCGGCCTTGTTGATGAAGTTATCGAAGAAGTGGCAGAAGCCGTTGTAGAAGCAGTCGTAGAGACTGTTGCTGAAGCAGCGTCACCTGAAATTGATTTTTCAGACTTCGATTCCGACGATTAAAAGGTGACAAGTTTACCTTTTGAGCGAGGTGGGATTTATTTTCCTTTTTTCCATCTTGCTTTTTGATTTCGACTTTTGAGGGAATAATTACCTCAACCTTACGGGGAATTTTTACAAAAGTTATGTATATAGACGAAGATCAATTCCAAGTCATATTTGGCACTCCAGAAATCACACAATTAACTGGTCGAGGATCAGGATCAATTGACAGTGATGTATATGATGCTGCTGCCAAAAGAGCAGATGCTTTGATCAACGACTATTTGAGATCGTTCTACGAAGTCCCATTTACCAATCCTATACCCTCTACAATAATTAATATCGCCTCTGCTATAACTCGATACGAACTTTACTCTTTAGACCCAAGAGAGTCGGTTACGGAGCTATACAAGGAAGCTTTGGCAATGCTTGAGCGCATAGCAAATGGAAAACTTGATCTACTGGGTGCCGTGAAAATTGGCACAACAAATAAATCATCATCAACCAAGCTAAGAAGAGTGTAATGGGTGATTTCACATTCAGGTTTGGTCGAGGTCAAAAAACGTTCGTAAGACGTTTAAGAAATATCGGTACTGTTCTTGATACACCATCATTGTGGGATGATATTGGATCAAACGCAGTAGCTATTTTAAAAAATAATATGATTAGGGTTAAAAAAGATCCTAAAACTGCCCAGCAATGGCAAAACTTAACACTGACGAGTTCAGTGTTGAGATTCAACAGAGGAACATTGAATAAAGGTCTTCTGATTGATTCTGGAACAATGTTTGAAAGCATTACACATAACGTCAACAAGAAGTCTGTATCTATATTTTCTGATGATGACCCACGAAAGGTTGCCGCACATAATAATGGTGATCGTAACCATAAGGTTTTTGGTCGTAGAGTCGGGTCAGGTGTGTTGCCACAAAGAAGATTTATTAGTACTTCTCCAGAAATCGAGAAGATGGCTGTCGATAAGATTGAAGAACAAATCAGAAAGGAAACTAGATAGTGGCAGTTAGTTGGTTGGAAGCTGAAGATTTGATTTTGGCTAGACTTGCGGAGTTCAAGCTTGATGGTGTTGAAATTAGATCAATGGATGAAATCAAATCCATTGAAGATCTGTCTCAATATAGCTCAACTATATATGTCGGTTATGGTGGATTTACGCCATTTGATAGTTCTGGAAAAGGCCAATTACAAAAAATTAGACAAAAATGGGTTGTCGTGACTGCTGTCAGAGACGTATCAGACATTTTGTCAGGAAAAAACCCAAGATCGGTTGCTTCACCTATAATGGATTCTGTTACGACTGCATTATTAGGATATAAGCTTGCTACAGGTTTTGGAGAAATGAAATTGTTGCCCGACGATGGACAATTCTATGATAAAGGCTTTGCGTTTTTTTCGTTAGGTTTTGAAACATTGATTTCTATCAAAGGAAGCTTCAATTAACTGTTAGGGGCATACCCCTAAATTTTTTAGCATGAAGGAATAAAATTATGCCTCAACATCAAAAAGAAATTGAGTTCTTCTCAGGCCAAGGCGTTGTCTTGATCTCTGATATTGACCCAGTTACCAATTTACCTGTTGGTTTCCGTCACATGGCGAACGTATCTGAATTATCGTTCTCACACAATGTTGACACTACCAACTTTAAAGAAAGTACATCTGGCCAGCGCCAAATCGTTCTTCGCCATGAAACTGGTAAAGAAATCTTGGTTGCCCTGACCTTCCAATCGTTCAGTAAAGAGAATGTTGCATTAGCAGTTTTCGGTGACACAACTGATGTTGCTGCTGCTGTTGGAGTTGCTGTCACTAAGGTTGTTCAAACCGGCCTTATCTATGGATTTGGTAAAGTCAAGGTTTCCAACCTTGTTGTTACTGATACTGCTACTGGTTTAATCACCTATGTTGCTAATCAAAACTTTGAATTAGATGAAAATGCTGGTTCTGTTCGAATCTTCACTGCTGCTGAGCAGGCTGTTTCAAATGGAGGCTCGCCTGCTGCTGACATCATTGCTGATGCAGATGATCTAACTTTTACGTTTGACCATGAAGCTCAAGTTCAGCTTGAATCATTTACTCAACCTCGTAAAGATGTTGCTCTAAGATTCGAAGGTCTTAACACTGAAAATAGTGATGAGCCTGTTGTTGTTGATATTCATCGCTTCAATACTGACCCTCTTGCTGAGTTCTCAATGATCACTGAAGAGATCTGGGAAGGCGAATTGGAAGGAACAGCACTATTTGATCCTACCCAACCAGCAGGAAAATCAAAACTTTACAGTGTCACAAAGACTTAATTTCCCCCGTTTCCTACCCTCCCACAAGGGTAGGTTACATCCATTAAAACAAAACAATAAGGTGCATTTAAATGTCACTATCAGTATTAGTCGAAAGTAGTAAAGAAATAGAAATACAGTCAGGAAAAATAGTCGTTAATGCTTTAAACCTAAAGAGCTTCGCCAAACTATTCAAATTTGACACAAAATTAACAGAAGACATATTCACAAATAAATTAGATGTGAACAAATTATTCGTTGAATGGCCTGATTACTGCTACAAGATGATTTCCTTGTCGTGTGAATTGACCGTTGAACAAGTTTCAAAACTGCCTCTTGGTGACCAGCTCAACTGCATTCTTACTATCTTAGAATTATCAAAAATAGATGGTGAAGTGTTGGGAAAGTTAATAATAAAAGTTCTCGACGTGATCGTGAACTTAGAAGCTCAGGCGACAGACCTCATAAACCCGGAATTAGAGCAAAACCAAAGCCAGAAAAGTTAGAGTCAGAAGTAACCTTCAAAGGTAGATTAGATTCATCCATTGAAGGATTAATACCTTATTACAGAATATCTGAAATAGGGGAAATGACAATGAACACCCTAACAGTAATATCTCATTCTCTGACGGAATATGAAAAAGATAAATTAAAAACCCACATGAGGATTATGTGGGATGTTACTCACGGTAATACTAGCGGATTTGAAAAATGGCTGAAAACGTAAAGCTTATACTGGAAGGCGTTGATAAAATAACGCCATTGCTTGTAAAAACTGGCAATAGCTTTAAGAAGCTAGAAACCCAAATGAAAAAGGTTTCTGACACAAATTCGTTTGATAAGCTCCGTGACAAAATATCAAATGTGCAAACTTCTTCTGAAAAGTCCGCCCTAGTCTATTCCAGACTAACTAATGCAGTTAATAAAAACTCATCTGCCGTTTCTAAAAATTCTGTTGAGACGACCAAGGCTACAAATTCAACCAATAGACTGTCTGTTGCTAACGATAGCCTTACTAGCTCTACCAATAAGTCTATCCTATCCATTGGTAAGCAAGGTGCTGCTTTACGCTCTACAATCGCGTTAGGGAGAACTGCATCAGCAGTCTTAGGGACTTTGTTTGCGTTAAGATCAAGTACCACACTAATTACTGGTCTGATTCAAACCGCAGATGCCTTCAAGGTATTAGAAGCCAGAACAAATTCTATTGCCAAATCTACTGGTGACGTTAATAACCGTTTTGAACTAATCGCAAAATCTGCAAATACTGCTGGTATTGAGATAAAGCCCCTAGTTGATATTTATACAAGGGTTGCTTTAGCTACTAAAGATCTTGGTTTGAATTCTGCTGAAACCACCGTTCTGTTGGATAATATCAGTAAGGCGGCAATTGCGTCTGGGGCAAGTCAGGCTAATCTTAGAGCCGGTCTTATTCAGCTATCACAAGCTTTTAGTTCTGGGATAGTTCGTGCTGAGGAAATGAACTCGATTTTGGAGAACATTCCTTTTGTTGCAAATGTAGTTGCAGAACAATTAGGCGTAACTAGTGGTCAGTTGAGAAAATTAGTTCTCGAGGGGGCGATTAGTTCTAAAATATTTGCGGAAGCACTAATAAATTCAACAGATGAAATCAATGCTGCATTTGAACCACTTAAAAACACTTTAACAGCTCAGCTAAATAGGGTTAGCAACTCATTTCAGAAATTCGTCAAAGATTCTGTTGAGTCGTCTGGTTTACTAAACATTGTTAGTGATAGCTTGGATAAACTGACAGCTTCAATTAATAGTGGTGATCTTGATCTAAAACCTCTATTTGAGGGTGTTGCAAAATTCATTGAGGACATTGGCAATCAGATACCAGAGTTGTTAAACGCCTTCAGTGAAATAACCAGTACTGGTGGAGCAATTCTAGGAGTTTTTGCAAAGTTCCCAGACATCATCGATATTGTTCAAGTCCTAGCTGCTGGACTAGCAGCAAAATTCGTATTAGCAAAGCTTGCTGCAAGAGATTTAGGTGCAACCACAGTAAAATCGTTAGGATCAACAGCTGCTGCATCTGGAAAGGCTGCTTCATCTGCTGACCTTATCAGACAAAAATTCATACAAATTACTGGATTAGGTCAAAAACAATCATTCGAAAGGCTCCAACAACTACAGCTTCAGTCTAGAGCTACTGCTGTTTTGGCTACTCAAAATAATGTTTTGGCCAAGAGTATTGCTGCACAGAATAAATCTTTCAGTGACAGACAGAGCAGACAAAATTTTAATGGACCTGATCCATCAAGACTAGATAAAGCTAAAAACTCAGCAAAGGGGTTAGCCACAGGTCTTAGATCGGTTGGTACTGCTGCTGGTGTTGCTGCTGCTGGAATAGGGGTTATGGCCCTAGAGCTAGCTGCTGTAACTGCTGTATTTTCTTTGGTATCAGATGCAGTATCTCTATTTAATGAAAATTCTGAAATTGCTGCTAATCAAGATAAGTTCGCAGGTCAGGTTGATGTACTTAGAGATAAGATCAGCAAGCTTAATGAAGCAATCAATGAAACTATTATTGCTCGCTCCAAAGATACATCTTCCGATGCAGAGACTAAATTTCTAGAAAAGTCTATCCAGCAAGAGAGAGAAAAACTAAAACTAATAAAAGAACAACAGAATGCTAGAAATATTGGTAGAGGCCGTTTATCTACTAATGAAGAAACAAATGCGGATGTAAAGCAAAACCAAGAACAGAATAAAGTCATTTCTGATCTTCAAGAAGATCTCATCAAGTCGATAAGAAAAGACGGTAAGATTTTAGAAGGTGTTCTCACTGAGCAGACACAATCGGTAGATGCTATCAGAGAAAAAATAAATTCTGATGGTGGATCTGTTGCTGGGTTCAAACAATTGACGATTGAGTCTGCAAAAGCTGAGAAGATAAGATCAGATCTATTTGAAAATTTCAAAAGACAGGGACAGGATCTAGCAAAAGCAGATGGTCTAAGTGCTAAAGAGTTCCTACAAAAAACTCAGGATTCTTTAAAGAAATTTGAAGATGAGCTTGCGTTAAGTGCAGATAATGTTCTTGATCAAAAAGAGATCTCTAGACAGAAAGATTTAAAGAATGAAATATCAAAACTTAAAGAACAAGAGAGACTAGCAAAAGCTGGTGCTGGTAAAGAAATAGAAATATTTGGGAAGCTTACTAACGGTAAAATAAAAACCCAAGAAGATTTCTTGAAAGCCAGAACAAAACTTCTTAAGGCCGAAACCAAAGCTGTTGAAGATCAAGTAAAAAGACAAGAAAGCTTGATCAACGGTGTTATTGGAAAGCTTAAAAGTAGTATTAGCGATGCACAATCTGAAATACAAAGATTACAAGGAGATATAAATTCTAGAATATCAGAATCAGATTCTCCAGTTGAGTTATTTAAACAAATCAACCAAGCACAAAAGCTTGGTCGTGATGCTAGTTCTGCTGCTTCCAAAGGTGATATTAAGGGTGCAGAGAAGCTAATTCAGCTACAAAAAGAAGCAGCACAAAGAGCCTTAAGTATTGCTGAAAACAGAGAGGACTCAGCCAAAACAGAAGGCCAAGTACGATCTGCTCTATCTGATCAAAATAGAGCAAAGAGAGAAATAGCGAAAGCTGACAAAGCATTAAACAAAATTCAGCCAGAACTTATAAACCAGCTTCAGGAAAGAGTTTCTAAGTCAAAAGAACTATTATCCAATTTCCAAAAACAGCTTGAGTTGTTGACCAATAAGCTGACAGAGCCTAGCGAATTAAATCTTGGAAATACCGAGAATATTCTAAAAAATACCTCTGCAATGGTTAAAAGTCTGGTTAATGACTTATCTTCTCTAAGGCAAGAATCTGATATTGTTTCAAATTCAGACCCTAAGAAAAACGATCCAAAATCAGGTTCCGATGATGTTCTAGAATCTATATCAAAAAATACTAAGAATAGAGAAGAAGTTCTTAAAAAACGTATTGATGCCAACACTGGTGATGCTGAGAAGAAAATCTCAACACTTGCCGATAATGCTAAAAAACCTGAAGAAAAACCAGTTGATGCTGATACAACAGAAGCAACAGCAAAAGCCAACGCTTTGCATGAAAATGCATCAAGAACCGCCAACAAAAAGGTAATTGTAACTGAGGTTAAAGCCGGTTCTAGTGTTACCCCAGACCCAGACCAAAGGTTTGGATCAAGCGGACGAAGTAAAGGTGGTCAACAATTTGGCTCAACTGGAATAAATGCAAATGGTGGCAAGACTGTTTTAAGTAGTACAGGAACAGTAACCATACCAAAACAGCTTCAAAGTAATCAAGATGCAGGAATAAGCAGTGGTTCAAGACAGAAATTCATTGACCAAATTGATAATCTAGACCTGTCATCAACTAGGAATCAAAGACTTGCTGGAGGTGGTTTGGTTAGAGGAACCGGTGGTCCAACAGCGGATAAGAATACTATTCAAGCAAGCAAGAATGAATTTATGGTCAGAGCTGCTAGGGTTAAAGAGCTTGGTTTAGGTTTTATGAATGATGTTAATGGATCAAAACCAATATCTGATATATCTGGTGGTAACGTTTCACCATCTACACAATCACAACAAAGATCAAAATCTGCAGGTGTGATAAATGTACCAAATATGCCTCCTTTGTCAGGCGACTTTGACAACTCATCAGTTGAAGAGTTTAATCTAGCACTGAAGAGACAATCGTTAAAAACTGGTAAGAGAAGAAGACGATAATGCAAATAGATAGCTTAGTAATTGCAGGAATAAGAATCTACATGCAAAGTAGATTCCAAATTAACCAAACATACAACGATATTGGTGGCACTAGCAGTTTCCGAACATTGAGTGGAAAGCTGATAAAACAGACTCATTGGGAGGGATTCTCAACAAGTATTTCTGGAACAGGTTTGCTGCCTGCACCAATTAGAAATATTGACAAAACCGTTCCATTAACTTTAGATTGTATTGCACCAATGTCTGAATTGACATCTGGATCTTTACTTTTCACTATTCCAAGAGTGATTAGGCCCGATGTCGATATTGAAGTTTCTGCAATAGTAGGAGATGATATTTTTGAGGCTGAGTTCTCGATAGTAGGGAATGATGTAACGATAACTGCAATAGCAGATGCCGATGATTATATAATTACATATTATCCGAGAATGACTGTATTTATATTAGATGTACAAGATACATCTGATATAAACGAAAGGGTGTTCAGTTGGTCTATCGAATGCGAAGAAGAGTTGGCTTAATTTATGTCTATTGCTGATGGTGTAATTGGTAGTTTTAATATAGCTGGGGCAACCGAGACACAGATAGATTTTGATCTGCTTCTACCTGCTTCTATTGAAACTATAGAAAACTTCGATCTACTATTACCTGTTTCTGTTGAGGCCGCAGATGTATTTGATCTAGTCTTACCCGTTATCGTCAGCCAGTTTGAAAATTCTGTTTCTGTTGGCAACAAATGGAAAACTAGAATATTCATAGACTCGGTTGATATATCAGAAAACCTATTTGGTCAGGTCACAGTCGAGGCGGAAGAAAATAATTCTAGGCTTGGTGAGTTCTCAGTTTTGAGTCCTGCCGTAAATGATCTTAAAGATTTTATAGGAAAGTCTGTAACTATCGACTATTTAGAGTTTGTTAATGGTCTAGAGGTGTTAAACGAGAGGATATTTACCGGTATTATTGATGTTGTTCAATATGATGCTACGGATAGCGTTTTGTCATTCTCTTGCGTCGATGATTTGCCAATAGTCGTTGATAAAATGACCAAAACACAAATTGAAAACTTGGTTAATGGATTTCCATCAGATGATGTGTTTGATGAAGACACAGTTGGATTCGAGTATCTTACAGAATTAAAAGAAACTGTTCCTGTAAGCATAGAAAAAGATAGAAATGGCAATATTGTTAGATCTGAATGGGCAATACAAGCAATAAATGAAACCCTTGGTGAAGATGTAATAGAAGATCTATCAATAGATAATCAAATTGCTCGATTTATTGATCTAACTAATCAAGTAAATCTAAAATTTGATAGTAGATTCACTAGATTGGTGAATAGAGAATTAAAATATTCATGGTCAGGAACCAATCCATGCAAAACATTTCTTGTTGAAAAGTTCTTGACCAATGATGCTGTTGATTCTGCATTGAACGGTGTTGGAGACGCAATCAAAGACTTAACATTAGTTCCATTACCCGACAATGGAGCTTATGATTGTAACGGGAATGGTGTGCCAACCAACATATTCTTCGCCACTGAAGAGGTGAGAAAAGTAATCAATAATGGATTTACAGGAACCTCACAAACAAAGTTTTCAAAGACTATAACAGAGGCATTTGATATTACGTTGATTGCACCTCAATCTATTGAGAGTTTTGGTTTGCAACCCTTAAACGATTCTACTTCAGTTGATGTTGAATTTGACGATTCTGATTTTAACTCTGGCGATTTGCCTGTTGCTACATTTCCACAAACGCTTGCAAACGGCGATTCTTTTTCTGATCAGGAAGATGCTGACAGATTTTCAAAAGCATTCTTATCAATACTGAACCAGCTAAGAACAGATATTTTATTAGAACATAGAGACAATATTTTTATTGTTACCACGGCAATAAGGCCGTCTTTAGAGCTTTCCCAATACAACAGAATAAACACTGATAATGTTAGAGCAAGCGGAAAAGTCTTTAAATTTGTTCATGTTCTAGATATTGGTACTGGAGCAGCAAAGACATCGACAGAGATCAAGGTAAGCGCAACATATTCATCATTAGTCGTTGCTGACTCAGATTTTTCTGTTGCGCCACCAAGACCAAATACAACACCACAAGGCACAGGTGGCACTAGACCTTCATTTGAGGTACAAACTGTAATTGCGGCTACAGGTGACATAACTTTGCCAGATATAGTGGACCAAAACGTATTTGCATTGAATAGAAAAATCTCTCTAGGTGGTCAAGAGTTTGAAACAGAGGGTTTACAACTAATTTCTCCAGAAGTAAATGATGATGATCAAGGAGATCAGTCGTTTAATGCACAAAGTGAGTATATAATGTCGATACCAAACGACGAACTTGATTTAGGGGAAATTTAATGACAACAACATTCGGGTTCTTTTCCGATGCAGCTCTGACTATACCAGTGAGTATAATTCCATTTCAGGCTACTCCGGGTGTAACAGTTGATGTTGACGCAAGCTTCTTCTTTGGCTCATTGGCTGTTGGGAAAAGAGCATTCAACAGGGTAAATCCTGCAAACCAATTGACGATAACATTTGAGGATTTAAATCCTGCTGCTGGTGTCAACGCAACAGATTTTGTTGTCGCCAATAGTTTGATAGGTCTTGATACCAGCATTGTGCAATCATTGGATTTGGGGTTAGAGATACTTTCTGGGGATGCCAATGCAGTTCAGATATTCGTTAGATATACTTCTCTGTTTGGATTCACTGGAAAAGACACAGGCTTACAATTTTCTCTTCCTAATGGTGCAGAAGGTTCACAATAATGGCGACTTCAGACTCTAAAAACAGATTTGATACTGATGTTGTAAGGGATCTCAACTCTTTAATACCAAAAAAGAGAAAACGTAACATTCTGGGTCAAGGAAAGATCAAAGCAGATGTCGCTCAACAGACTAGCTTTGCTCCAAATGCTGCAAGTACAGCAGAAGGTTCAGGTGTCGGTATTGCATCACCTTTGACCGAGCTTGAAGGCGTAATTGACGGAATAGATAAGACTAGAACATATCATGCAACCGATCAGGTAATAACCTCATCAGATGGATTTTTTACTTTAGTCTTCAATAATGTTGAAACTATCAATTTCAAAGATTCTCAACTTGCAGATGTAGTTATAAACTATGCTGACATCGACCCGAATGCTTAAGGAATAAAAATGAGTAATACCGCACCACTTATTGCTAATGTCACATCTATATCTCTATCACAAGGCGTATTAACTCCTGTTGGTGATGCTCTTGAAGCAAACACAACCGGCCTTGCAGAATTGATTGTTGGAGACGGAATCATTCTTAGAGATGCACTAAGGGCAGCATATAACGAAAATTTAATCCTAGATTCGATAGATTTTGCAACGCAGTCCACAGGATTATCGCTAACTTTGGTTTTATCAGATGCATCACAAGCAGATATAGAAATTGTTTCTGTAAGTTTGGTAAATTTTGAATTGGACATTATGTTTTTGGTTCGTGGGGTAGAAGGAACAACCCCGTTATTATGGCCTGTTGGAACACTTGCCAGTATACGAGCGACTGCAAAAGTGCAAAACGATTTGGCTAAGTTTCATGCTTCATCAATATTGATTGGTGATGATGGAAAAACATTAAAAGAAGCAAGATCCGACGGGTCTATTGAGACACTATTTGACGCACCAGCACATAAATAAAGGGTATAAAAATGTCAGAACATGGTAATTCAGGTGTTGGCGCACCACTATTCACACCAACCGGTTTAAACCAGCACTACACTGATACTAGTAACGGTGATTTATACCTTTCAAACGGTATCGCAAGCTCGGCTAACTGGGTTTTACAGGGCGGTGGTGGAAGCGGAGGGCTAACAGCTCCAGTTTCAGAGATAGATGCGAGAGGTAATGCCGCGCAAACAATTGATCTGGACGGTACAGCTACGGCTTTTGAGATAACGGTTGATCAGGCGATAGCACTCACGTTCTCAACCAACCAGACGGACACCAACTTTAATTCGTCAGAGCAGATTGAATGTAAAATTATCAATTCAGGCGTGGGTGCTATTGCTGTAACTCTTGCCCTATTCATTGATGACAATTTCGGCGGATTCGCCGGTGCCATGCTCGTCAAAGACGTCAATGGTTTAGTCATGGAAGCGATACCTGCAGCCGGTGCCGCACACTTGGCGATCACAAAATTGGCCAAAGCTGGAACAACATCACCAACTGTAGATGCCGAGTTCAACATCCTAAATGTGGCACCAGCCGTAGCAGCAATCGGTGACATCGTTGATTCTAAACTATTCCGTGGAATCCTAGATGACGGCAACGCAACTGTTACTGCTGGAACTGACAATGTTGGTATCTTGACCGGTGAGCATGGATCATACGCCTCGGGTGCGGCCACAGTTACCGCTTTAGCAGACAACACTAACAAACCCGGTGCAGCGTTGACGATGGTCAACACGTTCACGCAGTATACCCCGGCTTCAGTAACCGTAACAAACAACTGTAAGAGTGGTTTTTTGATGGGCTATGGCTACGGCTACAATCAAGCAGCCACTTTAGAAAACACCAATGAAGCCAACTTTACTTTCGGTAAAGTCAGTGCGGGACAATCTGCTGCTGCGGTTAGAAACGCAGGTTACGGAAGCGCATTGTTCGGTGAGGTTAAATCTTACAATGCCGGTGTCGGCGCTTCAGTAGAGAACACAGCAGGGTCGAAAGGCGGATTTACTTCAGGAAGCGTGTACTCATACAACGGTGGGCAGGCTAAGATCAGCGGTGAAGGGGTAGGATCGTTCACGCAAGGTCGTGCCAGAAGCCAAATTGCGGTACAGACTGCGATAGTAACCGGTTCAGGCGAAGGGTCGTTCACGCAAGGTTTCTGTCGCCAGTTGTCAGGCGCAGTAAATGCAACACTTGCCGCCACCGGCGCAGGCGCATTTGCTCAGGGATACTCACTTGCTAACGGTACAGCCAGTAACATTACCTCGTCAGGAAAAGGTACGGTCGCTATGGGCTTTGCCAACAACGGCGACATTATTGCCAGTGCAGACGGCGCTATCCAGTTCGGCATAGGCAATAACGCGACAGCAAACACTGTTCAAGTTGGTAACGGTGGGTTGATGTTCCATATGGCAGACGGTGTTCCGGGAGTGTTAGCGAACGGTATGTTCTTCATGGACGCAGGAGTAGTTAAAGTCCGAAGTAACGGCATTACAGTTTCACTATAATAAGATAATAAAGGTTAAAAAATGGGATGTGTAAACGTAATAACCGGCCTTCCGAGATCGGGTAGTACTCTACTATGTAATATACTAAATCAAAACCCGGAGTTCCACGCCAGCAGCACTAGCGGGATTCTTCAAGTTTTGAGAGCAATGCAGCACCAAATAACGACCAGTGATGAATTTAAGTCGTATGCCATCAACGACCGCAGTAAGGTCGAGCAATTTGCCGGACTTGCGATGCAATCGGTTGTCGAAAAATGGTATGATGAAGAAATCAAAGCCGGTAAGACCGTTTTTGATAAATGCAGAGGGTGGTCACATAACTCTGCGTTGTTGAGGCATTTGTACCCTCAGTCAAAAATGATCGTTACAGTTCGAGATTTACGAGGTGTTTTCGGTTCGGTAGAGAAACAACATAGAAAAACTGCTCTCTGGGATGCCACGGTCAACCAGCATGAGCAAACGGTCGCTAAACGGGCAGAGAATATGTTCGCTATCGAGGGTTTACTGGGAAGTTGTATTCAAGGAATTGACGACTTGCAGAACAGGGTTGTACCTGATGTTCTTTACGTCCGAATTGAAGACTTAACATCAGAGCCAAGCACAGAAATGGCTAAGATATACGATTTCCTAGAGCTTGATGCTTTCGATCACAATCTTGAACTGGTTACGGATACTGCAGAAGACGTTGATCAGCTTTACAACAACAAGTTCCCGCACCATGGAAACGCTGGGGCGGTAAAACCGATGAAGCCTAGAGATTGGGAGAGCATAATAAGTGGCAATATTAGCGACAACATTACCAACTTGTTCCCAGAATTCCAGAAACGGTTTAGGTATTACTAATGGGTATTAAGTTCCCGCATTTGATGAAGCCTAAAGTCTTTGGTATTCCATATCACGGACTGGTGACAGCGCAACAGTTACCGATAACTGCGACCGACCCAGAAGCAGCAAATCCGGTTTCAGTACCTCTGTCAGGGGGGAAGCTACCGCTAAACACGAATGATACTACGGGATCTGGTTTTCCAGACGATCTGTCTGATCGTCTGGTTTACGCAATGAACGGCGGAAATGTCCAAACCCTCAGAAAACCCGGACACGTTTTCACTAAAGACACCAATCTACAAGCATTCGAGGCTATCCACGGGTACGACTTTAAGGAGTATCTAATTGTATCTGGTAAGGGTAGATACATCGGCGGGGTTCAGGACGGGAGTGACCGTTTTTTACCCGCAGATATGGAGACTGTGGTCAGAACCGATGATGGCTTCCTCGTCAGAGCCAATATTCTGGTGCAAACATCCGAGAGTACGCAAGATACAACCGTTACGGTAACACTAGGTGAGGTGTTCGGGGTCATAGGGTCAAACCCACAACAACAGTTAGGGGTCATACTTCAAGAGACATTGACATTCCCAATGGATACCGGATACGATTTTTTTGATTCTCCTGATACTATCGGAAAGAACGGAACTAGGGTGGTTTTTACCCTGAGTGGGGGAGCAGCCCACATAGTGTGCCAATCAGATAACGGACAAGATTTCCTGCTTAACATATTTGCCCTAGTTGAAGGCGATGACGGAAATCTCCCCCAGAATACGGATAACTATCAAGTACGAAAAAACTATCTATTCGATATATTGGATACCGAGAGCGACGAAAACAGAGACAGGTTTGGTACGCTAGCAGCCGTACTCGGGTTAAGTATATCTGGAAACTTGGGATCACTGGTAGCGGTGGTAACTGTGGATGAGGATGCTACTACGGTACGCAACGTGCTTGTGGATGAAGTCCAGTCACAAACCACAGTGGTAACAGAGGATGGAATTGTGCCTAACGGACCCCCTTCGTCACTCGCGGACGGTGCCAGCATAACCATACCCAACTCTTTTGTTACTATAGCGACAGATAGGCCAGAAACTCTAAGGGTAAACAACATAACCCAAGATGTAATGTTGCTAAAGTGGTTTGATAGAGACCAAGTAAAAACAGTGATTATGCGGGAGACAAAAGAACAACAGAGAACCGCAATATTCACCAAGATAAACGATCCCGGCAGTGAAACGTGGACTTGCACTAACTCTACGAACCCCGGAGAGCCATGCGAGTTGGGGGGTGCGGGTTCACTGGTAGTTACGTCAGTGGTTCCACCCACTGACAGTAGCACTATAGATTCAACATTTGACTCCTTGTCTAAGTACGAACTTTTAGCCCCGTATACCGTTTTAATGGAAAACATTGTTGGTTCTGAGGTACAAAACAAAACTGCTAATGTAGGTTTAACTTTGTCAGCAACATTCACGTTAACTTCCGATTTCCTCCCCGCCCCTATTGTTAGACAGGACACTACAACAGGAGAGGTTAATACCGCAACAATTCTGCCCAACGACATTCGTATAGTATTCAGCAATCGGTACATACTTGAAATGATTTATGTATTCCCAGACATATCTGATGGGCGTTTTGACCAGTTTCAAGTCAACGTCAACTACGGAGCGATAACGCCGTTCGGGGTTAACACCATAGTCGGCGGAACCCCGGTTAAACAAACCTACTCTTGGGAACCGGAAGATCAAGAATTGGCACACAATACCGACCCAGAAATAGAAATGTTTTGGATGTAGATAAATAAGGAAAAGATCATGGAACAAAAAGAAGATACACAGAAGAACAAGAGATACTTCGCTTGGGGATGTTTCATTACGATTATATCGATAACCGTAGTATCGATGTCAATCGAGGTCAAGAATCTAACCATAGCAGGGGCCACCGTGTCCGGATGCTTTTTAGTGATCGGTGCTTATATGGGCTTATCCACAGTAATAGATCACTTCTCTAAAGACAAAAAGGATAAGTAGGATGTTTGGATTTCTAACAGCGGCCATCCCATCAATTTATATAAAATCAGCATTGGCTGGTCTTGTTGTTCTAATTATTTATGGTGTTTATAGCCACATTGTCAACCTATCTAATGATTTAAACAAAGAGATCAAAAAAAGTGCAGTTTTAGATAACAATCTTAAAATAACTAAAGAAACCCATCTAAGATATAAAGAGGGTGCCGAAGCCAAAGAAGTAGAATACCAAGAAAAACAAGAAAGATTATACGAACGGTATATTAATGACAGGAAGCAAATTGATGATATTAGAGTGCTTATTTCTAAAACAGACCTATCAAAAGAAGCTAAGAAAAATGGGAAACGCTTTGATTCTGCTGTCAATAATCGTTTTAAGCAGTTGTGGAAAAGGGTCGATGATTCCTCAGCCTATAATTTTTCAGGAAGAGGCTCAGATAAAGATTCTACCCCCTAGGCCAGAACCACTTACCATGCGTCAAACAAAATGGTTTTCTGTGTTCTCAGAAGACGATGAATTTATGATGTGTCTACCTGAAAAAGACTTTGAAAACCTAGGTTTGAACATCTACGATATGCTAAGATTCATTAAGAATCAGAGATCTCTTTTAGATTTTCACGAAACCGATACGGAATAGCAATAAATGGTAGATCTAAGCCAAAATTTTACCTTAGAAAGTATGGTTAAATCAGAAACGGCTACCAAGATGATGTTAGGTAGAGAGCAGTTTTCCCCCAGCTCTGGAATAATCACAAACCTAAAAAATCTATGTGTATTCGTTCTTCAAGTTGTTAGAGATAAGTCTGGATCTCCAATAAATTGTAGCAGTGGCTTTAGATGTCCTGCTTTGAATTCAGAAATAGGCGGTAGTTATCTATCAGACCATCTTCTAGGAAATGCAGCAGACATATATATTAAATACAAATATTCAGAAACAGAAAACTTCAAAAAATTTAGATCTTATATAACTGGAAGAATACAGAATATGTGTTCTGTAAAAGTTGATTTGTCTAAAACCTCACCAAATTTTATTCTGATGTGTTTCTTAGCATTGAACATGAAGGAGATGAAAATACACCAATTAATTCATGAAAATGGAGACTTTGGTAGTCCTAGATGGATTCACGTTTCAAGGCATGAAAACAATGCTAGAAATGAAATACAACTTATTAAAAAAGGTTCACCAACTATAAAGAAGGCCGATATTAACGACTTCATACAAAAAATAGAGTGGGTTTTCTCGATATAAGGCATTGCTACTATGGGTGAGAGAGACGAAGCTAGGCAGCATAGAGAACTGCTTGAGAGCTTAATGTATAAAATTGGCAAACAGACCGACGATGCCAAAGAAGATATTAAATGGAAAACCAATCAAGAGAACAAAACTGAGCAGATGGAAAAAAAGATGTCCAGAGTCAACGAATTAATATTTGGAGATTCTGAGTTCCCCGGTCTTAAAACTACATCTGTTTTGCTTGAAAATGATATGAAGAGTATCAAACGCCTATTATGGTTAGTTTTAGGCTCCGTTATAACCGGTGGGGTAACTGTTTTATTCGCTTTGTGGACAAAATAAAATGAAAATTACAAATATATTAATAGTCGAATATGATCCATTTTGTAACATGATGTATAGGAAGCTGTTTAAAGACCGTGACGATTACAAAATATCGTTTTCAGAAACATACAACAAAACAGTACCACAATTATTAAAGAATCCAGACATTGTTATTCTAGATCACCTGAATGATCCAAAAAAAACAGTACTTGAATTATTACCTGTAATTGAATGCCCGGTAATAATATTCTGTGGAAAGGATGATATTTATCCAGAATCAGAATTGAAAACATACAAAAATATTGTTGCTGTTTTGCCAAAACCAAAGCCGACACACACTCAAGCCGTATCAAAGGTTAAAGTTATAATAGATGCTGCTGTGTTCCAGAAGGACATGCTTAGTATATCTGGAAGTTATGATATTGATATGGGGTATACAGAAGGTTAGGAATTCAAAGAAAAACCTGATATTATACAACCAATACAAAAATAACAAAATAGATATTTTTTATTAAAAAGACGTTTTTTATTTTTATAATTTATTTATGAGTTGTATAAATGCCTGCAAAAATAACCAGACCCTCATTAGAGCTAGATATAGAGATTGATAAGGGTTCTACTCTAAGACATACATTGCGTTGGTCTACTGGATCTCCTCTAGTTCTAGTTGACCTTACTGGGTCAACAGCAAGAATGCAGATTAGAGCTGATTCAAGAACTGTTGACGAAGGCAATGGAGTTCTTCTAGGTGATCTATTACATAGCATGACCACGGAGAATGGCGGAATCACTCTCGGTGGCACAAATGGCGAAGTAGAAATATTCATTTCTGATGCCGATTCAACATTATTCAATTTCAATAAAGCATGTTACGATCTCGAAGTTGAGTTCTCGAACACAGATGTTCGGAGACTTGTTCGTGGAAAATTCCAAGCTTTTGACGAGAAAACTATTTAGGGGTTAGATGTGGCAGAAGATTGCAATATAGTCATATCCAACTTTGAACAAACCAACGTAATAACAGTTGATGGTTGCGTTGAAATAATGACAGTTGGTGAGCAAGGACCACCCGGTGCTGCTGGTAGTGATAAAAACTTAGTTTTTAATCAGGCTATTCCAGCAGCCGTTTGGACTATAAATCATAATTTAAACAAATTTCCTTCCGTAACAGTTATAGACAGTTCGGGTCGAGTGGTAGAGGGCGATGTGCAGTACCAAGATGTAGACAATCTTACAATAGCTTTTTCTGGCGCTTTTTCTGGCGATGCTTCATTAAATTAAAAGGTAATAATAATGTCTAAACTATTTTTGACCCCCATTGATCTAAACGGTTTACAGCTTCTAAACGGTGTAATCCACAATCTTGCTGCTGATCCCGGCTCCCCTGTTGATGGTCAACCTTGGTTAAATACCACTGACAACTCTTTGCGAGTTCGAATCAATGGTGTTACTAAAGATTTGCTTACAGATATTGCAGTCGGTGCAGGTACTCCAGCATTAACAGCAACCAACAATGCAGACGGTTCTGTAACTCTCAATATCGCTGATGCGGATGCTACTGACTCCGGCTTAATGTCTAACGAAGACAAAGTAATATTGGATGCTGCAACTGCGCTTGCAACTCCAGATACTTTGGTTATTCGTGATGCTAACGGCGACATCGCATTAAATGAAGGTACTGTTGCCACTGTCGGTGCGGGTTCAACTTCAATTGCCAACCGCGCATTTGTTGAAGGTTTAGTAACAGGTCTTTTAGACTTTAAAGGCACTGTTTCTGGCGCTGATGCTCAATATCCAGTAGGCCTAGTTGGTGACGTCCACATTGTCGGTACTGCTGGTGCAACTTACGCAACAGACGGCCCTGCTGTAGCTGTTGGCGACATGATCGTCTGTATCGCTAATTCTGCTGCCGGAATTGATTCTGTAGTTGGCGGTAACTGGAACATACTTGAACGTAACGATCAACAAGCGACTGAGACTGTTTTAGGTATTCTAAAACTTGCTACAACTGCCGAAGTAACTGCTGGAACTAATGATACAAATGCAGTAACACCACTTAAATTGCAACAGAAAATTAATGCAATCACCGCTGTTTCTGCTAAATTTGCTGGTGACATCGGTGATGCTGCCGCAACTGCAATCGTTGTTACTCATAACTTAAATGACTTAGATGTTGTTGTTCAGTTAAAGAGTAATACTACTGACGACATCGTTGAAGCCGACGTTGATATTACAAGTGTTAATACGGTAACAATAACATTTGCTGCTGCTCCGGCTCTGAATGATATTAGAGTTGTTGTTTTAGGCTAATACGATTTGCCGGTAGCTTAAACCACTATCAGCATTTTTCCGTTCATTGACACAGTAGCGAATTAGATGGCGAAGCAATTCTTATCAGACATTGAAATACCATTTGGATTTATGCCAAATGTTCCAACTGATCCCGATCATTTGGTCAACAAAGCGTATGCCGATTTGTTGGGTGGTGCATCTGCTGCTGAATTTATCTCTAATGCTGCTAATGGATCAAAAACCCTATTTACCGATGCAGATTTTACCTCACCGGGTTTTAATTATGAAACAGGTGCAGGACAAATAGCAGTATATTTTGATGGTGTTCGTCAAGATTCAACTGATTATACAGAAACAAGTTCAACATCAATCACATTTAATGTTGCAGTCGAAGCAGACATTAAAGTAACCATATTCGTGGGTGCAACGGATAGTGGTTTTTCAACACAAGCACTAGAAATAACCGAATATTTAGGTACATCAACTGCTGCACAATCAACAATAACTGCTGCAAACCTATCACCTTCTGGATTATCTTTTGTTGCCGGAATTGGCGCAGTTGAATTGTATCTTGATGGTGTAAAACAAAGCTCCAAAGATTTTACAGAAAACGGATCAAATCAACTTGATTTGGTGTCACCGATAGAAGCCGGACTTGATATTGAAGTTAAGGTCAGTAAAGCAATTGGTTTGGCCTCAAACTGGAAAGAAATATCTTCGGCATTTACTGCTGTCGATCAAGATAGAATTTTTGCAAATACGGATGGCGGTTCATTCACCATAACTCTTCCTGCGTCACCATCAATCGGTGATACGGTAAAAATAACAGATGGTACAGGAAATTTTGCTACTGCAAATCTAACTATTGCAAGAAATGGAAGCAATATAATGGGTTCTGCATTGGATCTAGTACTGTCAGCAGATAATGATTCAAAAGAATTAGTATTTTTTAATATTACAAATGGTTGGAGGTTAGTATAATGGTAACTAAAGTAAGCGATGGGATCATTGAAACTAATGTTATTGGTGCTGACACAACTAAGAACTTAACTGTTGGCCATACGACTGATGTTGAGATATTGGGTTCCAATACGATAACCCCAGACATGGCAACAGAGTCTCTTAAAAAGAGAGCAGTGAACGGAAACGTCACTATTAATTTTCCGACAAACGGAAACAGTGTTTGCCATATCCGGCTGGAAGCAGATTCTGGTGGAGCATACACCGTAACCCTAGGGGCGAACGTGAATCCGGTAGGAACAATCCCAGATCTTTCAGCAAGCACCGACTATTTAGCTGTCATATCTAGATTCGATGCAACAACCGCAGACATCCAAATTCAGGAAATCGGTTAATGAGTTTACTTCGTCACGCAATGTTTAACGCCTCAGGTGCAGCCGGTTTTGCTGTTCCTAACAGTGCCAACATGAGCAGTACAGCAGACTTAGCTAGAACTTTCTCCGCAGCAACATCCTCTGATGTTTGGACACTAGCTTTCTGGATAAAACGAATCGAAAATCTTGGAGCTGCCGGTAAAGGTTTTTTCGGTGCCGGATCTAGTGCGGTTGATCAACTGCTTTTTGATTCTGATAAAATAAGCTCGGTTTTGGGCGGCGTTAGCACTCCAATAACCACCGTTGGGTTATTTCGTGACCCCAGTGACTTTATGCACGTTGTTATTGCTTTCGATGGATCGGCTACTTCTGGGGAGAGATTGATAATATATATCGATGGGGTGAGGTTAGTCGATCTATCAGCGGATGCTCAACCTGCATCTTGGGCTAATATAAATGGCTCTGGAAAAATACATAAGATCAATTCAGTCAGTAACAGTGCAGCTAAGGTATCGGGGTACTATGCTCAGCATGTTTTTGTTGACGGACTACAACTTGACCCCACCAGTTTTGGAGAGATCAACAGCTTCAACCGTTTTGTTCCTATCGATGTTTCCGGTCTTACTTTCGGTAACAATGGCCACTATTTGAAATTTGAAAACGGTGCTAACTTAGGTGAAGACAGCTCAGGTAATGGTAACGATTGGACGAATACCAACGTTACCCAAAGCAGTGATAGCCCTACACGGAATCTAGCAGTACTTAACCAACTATTCACTGATGGCGGAGTTGCTGAGAATATAACTAATGGCAACCTTAAATATCAACCGTTGGGGACAAATCAACACAACGCCCCAGTGTCTACCCTAGGGATCGCGTCTGGGAAGTTTTATATCGAAGCCAATATCATTGTCGGCGATGGAGTGAACGGGAAACAGATCGGGATAATAGACGAGCAGAACTTTAAAACCGGAGCTATTGATCTATCCCAATACACTAAAAGCACGATAATGCAGTGGACTAGTGGATCAGCGACGATCAAACGTGATAACTCAACCACACAATCAAGCCTCCTGATTGCTCTGAATGGCGATGTTATCGGTATGGCCATTGATATGGATGGTAAAACGATTCAGTTTTCAGTAAATGGGGTCAATACTGGTACAGCCGAGTCGTTTACAGGTACGAATGCGTTCGTAGGAATGTCTGCTAATGTCGCAGCTAATGGCTGCACTTTTGTTTTTTCAGAAAATGATTGGACGCATACTGCTCCGTCTGGATTCGTTGAGTTGGCTGCTGCTAATCTACCTGCACCCACTGTGAATCCGGCGGCAAACTTCTACGGGGAAGCATATACCGGAGATGGCGTGGCCAACAGAGCATTTACTGGGATAGGATTTAACACAGACTGGTTATGGTTTAAGCGAAGAAATGGTGCCAACCCTCATCTATTCTATGATTCAGTTAGAGGGAACACAAAAGAGTTAAACTGTGATGTCAGCATTGCAGAGACGACAACTTCCGACTTTACCTCATTCGATTCTGATGGTTTCACTTTGGGTGTAGCATCTGCGGATATAAACACGAATCTAGCCACCTATGTAGCGTTCGCTTGGAAAGCTAATGGCTCTACCGTTGTCAATAACGATGGAACGATACAATCCAATGTTTCAGCTAATACAGCATCAGGTGTTAGTCTGGTATCGTTTGTTGGAAATGCTACAGCGGGCGCAACCATTGGACATGGGTTAGGTAAAAAGCCAGATGTGTTTTTTATCAAAAATCGACAGGCTGTAGATAACTGGCCAACCTATTTTTCCGTTTTGGGCGCAACTAAACATCTATTTTTAGATGATTCTGCTGTGTTACAGACCGCGACAAATCAATTCAATGATACTGAACCAACTGCATCGGTGTTAACTGTAGGTGGGATACAGCAAGTCAATGGCTCCGGCCAAAACATGATAGTTTACTGTTTTACTGAAATAATAGGATTCTCTAAGTTCAGTGAATATGTAGGTAATGGATCTACAGATGGTACTTTTGTTTTCTTAGGGTTCAGGCCACGATGGCTATTAATAAAACGTCGAGATATCAATGATTCTTGGCGGTTATTCGATACAGAGCGAGATCCAGATAACCAAGTTGATAAGATATTGTTACCCGATTCTTCCGCTGCGGAATTCACTGGAGCTACAGCAGGCATCGATTTCTTGAGTAACGGATTCAAACTTAGAGGTGCAGAGTCAGGTGTGAACGCTTCAACGAACAATTACGTCTACATGGCATTCGCACAAAACCCATTTAGCAGAGGATCATAAAAATGTATCAAGACAGTTCAGGGAAAACAGCGACCAAAGGCTTGGTTGGGGTTTCCGGTACCACTTATGGAAACACTAAACTGTTTTCACAATCCGAAAAAGACCTAATGTTGGCAGACGGGATCACTGTTTTTGTCAAACCCGCCATTGATCCGCCATCTTTTGAAGCAAATAAGCAGACCAAAGAAGTCCAGATAAAAGCAGAATACGACCGGGAGAAATATACCCCAGTTCAGACTGATTTTGTTACAGGAACTGAACCTGCATCAATCGAAGGTGATCCCGATGTTGATGTAGTAACCACATACACATGGAACGGTGGGCATGAAAGCTCAATGGCGCTATATTCTGCGGTTAGGTTGGCTGATCAGAAAGGAGAAGTCACTGTAGACCTATGGGATATTAATAATGTTAAACAAAATTTCTTAATATCAGAAGCAAGGATTATAGTTCAGTCAATTGCAGATTGTTTTCTCGTAATTTACGACAAAAAACAGAGACTTATGGTAGATATTGGTGCCGCAGAAGATCAAGATCAGTTAAACTTGATTGTTTGGTGATAATTTTCAAATCTGATGGAATATCATGGTTGAAAAAGTCGTAACTGTTAGCTGTAAAGAGTCCACTATCATTGGTGTCGACGACAATGTTACAGCTATCGTTGAAATTGGAATAAAAGGTGACAAAGGTGACGCCGGTGATCCGGGGCAGGACGCCCAAGGTATAATCGTCGTTACTGGTTCCGTATCGCCTAACTCCGATACGGTTGTCGATACTTTATCCACACTCATATTTAGGAGCTGCTTTTGGAAAGTTACATTAATTGAAACCGTGACCGGTGAAGTTATGTTCTTCCATATTGACGGCGGCCACGGTAACGGTAGTTCAACCTCTTCTGGAAAATTTGCCGTTCACGGAAACGATAGTTTGAAAGCAAAGGTTTCGACTTCAGTAGTTTTGAATGGAACCGAGCTTGAACTACACATAATTAGCACCAGTGCTAATTTTTTACAATTAAAGATATTACAAATAGCTACTGAGGAATTCTAAAAAATGAGTGATTTATTTGAAGTAGGCGTTGGCTTCTCCCTTGAAGACGCATATCACCAGTTACAAGGCGCCGGTCTACCCGGAACCGGACAAGACTCGATTCATGCACCTATCGGTTCTAAATGGACTGATACTGCAACTGGTCTAGAATATCGTAAAAAGACTGCAGGTTCAGGTGAAGATAAATGGGTCAAGCTTGCTGACCAAGACCAAATTGATGCCATCAACACCAGCAATCCTTGGCGACCACCGGCGGTAATCATCGACGAAGCTGTTTATGAAAACGTTGCTGCTGCTAACGCCGCTATTGATGGTGCCAGCGGTATTCTCGATACGGTTCAGTTAGCTGACGGTGATCGAGTCCTGCTTGCAGGTTTAACGACAAATCCAAACGTATTTTTGGTTGTTGATACCGCCGGTACATTCTCGTTTTCAGAAGATCCTAAAGCATTAGCTGAAGGTGATGCAATTTTAATCACTGAAGGTTCATTTGCTGAGAGGCAGTTCGTTTACGACACAACAAACGGCTGGAGCCAAATCAACGCAGATGGAAATATTGAGTCTGGTTTTATCCGTACATTCTGCGGTAAAGACGGCGTTGGTTCTGAAATGCCTGACTACTTAACCAACACCATCGTTCCAGACGGCGATAGCCTAGAGTTAGGTGTTGGCAAATTAGGCCAAGCTGTTGACATCAACAGTGCTGCTATTGCTGCATTGCAAGGTAGTGTCACTAACCTTCAAACTGAACTGAATGACACTCAAGCGGGTGCCGGTTTAGGAACAGACGGTTCGTTCACTGCAGACAACACGACTACTTTCTTAACTGCTGCCACGGATTTGCAGAACGAGAGCAAGTTGTTGGATACGCAGGTAAGCACTAACGCTACTGCTATCGGCACGAACGCTACCAATATCGGTACGAACGCGACCAATATCGGTACGAACGCAACGGAGATTTCTAACAGCCGTTTGTATATGGGTAAAGCAGGTGCAGGCGCAACTTTGCCTACATACGCATCAAACCATGTTGTTACTGATAACGATGACCTTACTGTTGCTGTCGGTAAGTTAGACACCAAACAGGGAACCATCGGCGGCGGCACCAATATCGTTGCTAACGGCAATACTAATGCGGCTAACTTTGAAGCGTTAGATGCAGCAGTTGGTTCTCAGAAAATCGTCGCAACAGTTGCAGCCGGTTCTACGCCTGTCGTACTTGATACTGTCGCTTTAGGCGCATCAATTACCTACATTAAGTGGGAAGTTGACGCTGTTCAGGGTATCGCAGTTGAAGGCCAAGCGATCTACGCGATTGTTAATACCACTCAGCGTGACATCACCCCGTTTGCTAAAGTTCGTGTCGGTAACATTCCGGGACTAAAAGTAGACGTTGTTGTCAATGGAAGTAACCTAGAGTTGTCTGTATCTGCGAACTCAACCGCGCAGTTTACTTCTACTCGTCGTAACATCCACATCGCGTAATGTCTGATTTTTCAGATGCAATGGAAGCACCCGCATTCAGCCTAAATAACATCTTAGGTTTGGCTGCTGGTGTTGGCCATCCAGATCAAGATGCCCCGGCTAATATGCCGGAGGGATCCCAGTACTTCAGAACAAACGGTTTGAAGTACAAACTAACAAATACGGCATGGGTTGAAGATATTCCTTCAGTCGGTGGCGTTTTAGGAAAGCTAAGAGTAAATAAACGTGACGGAAATGCTGTTTGTTTGTCTACCAATCAGGCAGGATTACCGGTCACTTTGCGTGGCGGTTCACAAATAAATATACCTTTGGATTGTAGCTAATGGCAGATAAAATACCTTTGCGATTGAGTGATGACCAGCTCAATATTGACGAATTTGATAATGCGGACACCATTGCCGTTACCGATGGCGGCACTGGCGCACCCGATGCGGCAACCGCAAGGGTAAATCTTGATGTTCCCAGCAATCAGGATTTGTCTAACCACACCAGTGCTACTGGAAACGTACACAATACTACTCCGGCACAAATTGGCAGCCCTGACTTAACGGCGTTTAACCAGCTTGCACAGTTGGTAACTGATCATTTTGCGGCAATAAACCCGCACAATATTACTACTACATTGATCAACGCAGTATCCACGGCGTTGATTGGTGCCGCAAACGGTATCCCACAACTTGACGGCAATATGAAGATTCTAGTGTCGCAGATACCTGCAATTGGGATTCCGAGCGTAAAAGTAGTTGCAGATGCCACCGCCCGCATTGCTCTTGTCGTTCAAGAGGGTGATGAAGCGATACAATTGGATGATGGTTCCCATTGGATCATGGATGAGAATAACGTTTGGCAACCGCGCCCCAACGGTAGTGTATCTCCGGTTTACTCTCAGTCAGTAACGACTACCAGCGTCAATGTTAATCAGACCCCCGCCATCGCTATTAATTTTAACAACTCTAGCCCGTCAACGGCTGGAATATTTGACCTAACAGCATCCCGTAGACAAGTTTTGCAGGACGGAGACTACCGTATCGCGTATTCAGTAAACGCAGAAAACAACACAAACTCCCGTAAAAATGTCAGGTTTCGCTTGCGAAAAAACGGAACCGTTTTTATTACTGGGTCAGTGTCAAGTGGGTATGCCAGAAATGGCAGTCATAAAGAGCTGTCTGGTTCATCTAGTGTAATTGTTTCGTTAGCTGCGGGAGACTATGTTGAGCTAACTGCTATTAGGGTGGGAACAACTGGGAATTGTTTCCTAACCGATGCAAACTTGAATTTGGAGAAGATAGATAATGCCTAACGTACTTTTAAAACTAGGTAAGATGTGCGTACAGCATCAGGAAGTCATAGAACCTGAGAACTTACAGGCACACATTGCTGAATTCCCGGATCACTACTATATCGAAGCCGAATATAACGAGGTTCATCCGGCTCCGAAATCGGCGGTTAAAACTGAAGTTGATGATCACCCCGATGCAAAAGGTAATGTTCACGACTTAACAACCGCCGATATTGGTGCGGCCACCACTGTAGACATCGTACAAATACAGGCCATGATCGCTGAAGGTATGGCTGTAATGATGGCGCATAACCAGTCAACAGGTAACATTCACGGTGCCTCCCCTGCTGAAATCGGTTCGCCAACGGTATTCGACTTCTTACAGCATTTAAACAACCAAGCAAACGGTCATCAAGTTACCGCAGCACAAACCGGCGCTATCCCAACCAGCGAGAAAGGTGTTCCTAACGGTTTACCGTTTCTTGATGCCAACGGTAAAATATTGCCTGAGTTTATTCCGGCTTCCCTATTGCCGAGCTTTAAAGTCGTACAAGACTTCGCAGAACGTGATGCACTGACCTCTAAAGAAGGTGACGAGGCCAAAGTACTAGATGATGGTTCCAATTGGATACATGACGGTTCTGGGTGGGTTTCGGATGACAATCCCGGCGCACAGTCAATATTCGGTAGCGAATACCAGAAAGTTGTCAGCCCAAGTGTTAAAACCACCACCATTTATCACGGTTCGGGAACTTCTAAACTATTCCTTGATACCGGGGTTTTACCCCTCGGAAACTATAAAATTGAAGTTGCATACGGCTGGAACGCAAACTCTACCAGTTCTGACTTTATCTCGTTCCTCAACATTGACGGTGTGATGGAAGGGCAAGCGCATGAACAAGAGCCGAAAGAATCATGCGGTCGCTTTTTAACTACTGGAACCTCGCAGAAGCACTACACCCAGAGAGTGTTTTTTATGGATAACTGGTCGGGGCAACACAACCTTGATTTGAGATTTAAAACTGAGAAGAAAAACAAAGAGGCGAGCATGTGGGATGCTTCGATTTCTATCATGAGGATTTCGTAATGAGTGTTCACAGTTACAATATGGCCGTATCAACCCTTAACGGTATGATTTGCCCACAACGGTTAGGACTTGAGATAGAAGCAGTTTTAAACCTTGAAGCATCTGTCGATATGTCTATGGCAATGGCAGACATAATCTTTCTTGAAACCCTCACCGCAGAGCAAGTCTTAACCCTAACCGGGGTTTTGGCTGCACATGGCGGAATGGCGATCCCCTACGTTAAGTTTTTATCATCGGCAAAATTGGTGCATGACGAAATCGTTATAAATCAAAAGACAGAGCTTCAAATAATCGGCGGTATCGTTAGTAGACCCGCATTTTTTGTAAAAGACTTGTCGAAATCGTTTGCCAGAGTTTCCGGTGAGATGAAGGTTGTAGGCGCTGGATTACAAGCTCATGTTGTACAAGTTGAGGCGGATGGTACGCAAACAGTATTGACCACCCCCATTGATACTGCTGGTGATGAGAGTGGGGCATGGCACACGTTTGAAATGTTTACTGGAGCCATCACCATAGAGGAACAGGCAACATATCGGTTTGAGGGTATGTTGGGGGATGCTATTTCGGCATCATTTAGGTTCTGTACATTGGAACTATTAGAAACTAGGTAAGGAGAACTGGCTATGCAAGTGATACTGGTTAGGCAGAAATGTTTTAGCGTATTTGGATGGTTGATAAGAATTATTACAGGTTCAATGTACTCTCATGCAGCAATAATGACTTCCGAAGGCGTTGTTTATGATAGCTCTGTTAAGAAATGTGGGGTGTCAAAACAAGGATTGCTTTCTGATGCTTTTGGTAAACGAGAGATAATGATGTTCTATGTTGATTGCATAGATGATGATGTTGATAAATATATCAGAGAAACAATTGGTATGAAATATGATTATAAAGGTGTTTTTGGATGGTTCTTTAATGCTCAAGATAAAAAGAGTTTTTACTGCTATGAATGGGTTCATAACCTACTTGTTTACACGAGTCATGTGGAAAAATCTAGAGATAGAACAGATGCAAATGATTTGATAAAAATATTATCAAATTCATCATACGTTGGACCAGCAAATAAATGGGTAGGTTAGTTGATCAAATCCCTTGAACCCTCTCTATAACCTTGCAGGTAGTCCACGCTATCTTCAATGTCGTCAAACTGTGAATCGTTAAACGGTGATCCGTTAAACCCATCTTCATAACCTTTTTGATGTGGTGATTCGTTATTATATATACCGTAAAAAGTGTGAATCAAAAGAACACAAACAAATACAAAAATGGTTATTTTGATCATAATATCCATTACTCAGTCTCCCTTCTAAGCTTTTCCTGATATTCATCAGAATCATATTTTAATTGTCGTGAAAGATTTGCTACTTCAGTTACAAAAAGTATTGGCAGCCCTTCTTTAACAAATCCCTTTACGCACAACCAATCAGAATTCACCTTAGCGGTATTAACCGATGATGCTTGCGAGTTATAATACTTGTTGCTTATGATACACACAAGATTGTCTGTATCATCCTCTATTCTGAAGCTGACACGCCTACTTTGGCCATCAATCTCGTAACCCCTAGTTTTGACTCTGGAAAGTTCATTCATATCAGAATCGTCCATGTGAATCAGTTTACCAATGGCATAAAACTCACCTTCTGTGATTTCAGAGATTGCAGTAGGTGATTCAGATAACCCATATTCAGATGGTTTATCAAATAATTTTCCCCAGTAATGTTGTGTCGGGTATAGAAAATCAAATGGGGTAACCGGTGAAACCATCATTTTCATAATTGATGGTGTCATTTTAGCCTTACCATTTCTTATTTTTATAATTGTTCTAGCTTTCACTAGACCAACCCCTTTCATATTGGTAAGACCGCCAATTAATTCACCGTTAACAACAGACCAATAAAGACCTGAATTATCTGGATCAACAGGCTTATATACCAAATCTTCTTTTTCATGGTACTCACGCAATATTTTCAAACCCGCATCATCTGATTTTGAATTGTTTAACACAGATGCGATAAATTGTAGGCCATAGTGAGCCTTCATGAACGCAGTCCAATACGAAACAAAGGCGTAACTGACAGAATGTGACTTATTGAAGCTATAAGAACCAGAACTAGAAATATCAGACCATAGTTGATTGGCGACTTCTTCGCTGATTTCAACATTTGGATTAGTCATACAACCATTCACAAAATCATCCATGAATGTTTTTCTGAAATAATCATCACCTTTTGATTTTGATGACGATTTTCTCAACAAGGAAACTTGCTCCCAGCTCATATTAGCGAGTTCTTTTGCCACAAACATGGTTTGTTCTTGATAAACAATAATACCAAGTGTTTCTTCAGTAATACGCTGGTGTATTTCGTTGTGGTAAACAGGCTGACGCTCACCGCTTCTAAGCTTCAAATATCTCGCGGTGCCACCTGAAGATAATGCACCCGGCCTACCCAAGGCACCAGTAACGCAAATGTCGTTAAAGCTCTCCATTGGAAATTCTTTATTAATCTGCTTCATGGCATCACCTTCAAATTGGAAAATGCCAGTCAAACGATTCTGTTCAAATATGGTAAACGTCTTAGGATCGTTGAGAGGGAGTTTATAGTAATCGAGGTAGTTCATACCTATCAACTTGGCGCAATCCTCCAGAACAGCCAAAGTACGCAGCCCCAACACATCTATTTTAAGCAAGTTCAGGTCAGAACAATCATTCTTATCCAAATAAACTGTTTCGTCTCGAATATCAATACCGCAGTAATTGGTAATCTCGCTGTTGCACACAATCACACCAGCAGCGTGTTTCCCTTTGTTTTTAGAATGAGTCTCCAATAATTGTGCATTCATCATCTGGGGATACGTTTCAAAATATTCTTTACCGACTTCGGTGGTATTTTTGGTTTCCTCAATCGCCGGTCGAGTATCGCCTGCCAATCTACGAACCAGAGAGTCTTTTACTTGATCGGTTTCAAAGGATGGAACCATCATAGTTTTGGCAAATTCATTCAAAGTGACTTTGGCAGCCCATCTGGAAATGTTTGATATACTCTTCACGCTATCCTGACCATATTGTTTCTTCAATATGTTGATTACTTTATCCCGTTTATTATCTGGAAAATCAGTATCAATATCAGGTTCGTCATCACGATTAATATCAACAAAACGCTCGAAAATAAGGCCAAACTTTATGGGGTCAACCGTAGTTATATCCAACAGATAACAGACCAATGATCCAGCGGAGCTACCACGACCAGCACCAACCAAACAAAATTCCTTGGCTTGCTTTATCAAGTCATAAACCACAACAATATAATCGAGAAAACCTTTATGTTCTAGAAGCTCAAGTTCTCGATTCAGCCTATCCATGTACTCTTGAGTCCAATCAGATCCAACCTTGTATTTGGCATTCTGGTAACAGACTTGTCTCACATCAATCTTCGCTCCAGCTTTTATATTTGGTGCTTTTGTCAGCTTAAAATTCTCAACAGAATTCACAATGTGGGTTAGGTTTGAGATGCACTCTTGACCAAAATAATGGCGAGCTTCAGCACGAGTCAATATATGCTGCGGGGAAACTGAATCGTCACCCTTACCACCGGTCATCAGATTGTATATTTTCTTATCATCTTTTGTGCAGTAAAAATTTTCATTAACAAAAACTCTTGGTAAAGGTAATTCCATTGCATGATTTGGTGTCTTAAATCCTATACCAAGAAAATCTACTCTCTGAGTGATCGGGTCTTGTGAAATAACGATCACATCATTAGTCAAATTTTCAATGTCATGGCATGAAATATTAGGGCGGTAATAGAAGTTTTCAGTATTGATTTTAGTCAATTTGAAAATCTCTTTAAGACCATCAATATTACGAGCAATTATTATGTATTCTTTGCCGAATTGACCTCTTGGTTTAACCTTTTCAGTTGCATGTTTTACAACATTAACTCTATAGCCAAATATAGGCTTGGTTCCAGATTTATCACACATCTTTTTAAGCTTATGAACCGCAAATGTGTTGAAGTCTGAAACCCCGATAACGCCCTTATATGAATATTCATCGTGTAGTCTTTTCAAAAAAGCGAAGGATTCACCAAATGAATATTCTGATTTTAGAGTCAGATTATACATATTCAATAAGACCCCTTTTTCTCAGTTCATATAGGCAAGCCACATTAGCCATAACATCATTCCTAGCTCTATGAGCATTTGGAAATGTTTGGTTGAATAAATGTTCGTAAAGTTTACCAAGCGTTAATCGCTTGTTGAATATCGAGAAACTTGATTGAACAGTGCAAATGTGATTCTTGGGCCAATTGAATTTACGTTCAAGATCACATCTAAATAACTCGAAGTTCAATATATTCAAATCAAATTTGATGTTATGTCCTGCTACGTTTCTACAGCCATCAAATAGGTCATATAAGTCATCATATATTTCAATAAATGCAGGAGCATTCTTCAACATATCATCATTGATTCCAGTTATTTTTGTTATCTCAGGTGGTACTGGAATAGGACACTTGACAAACGATTCAAATTCACCAATCTTTCTAAAATCTTTATCCAATCTAATGGCATAAATCTCTGTCATAAATGGTTGATGAACAACATCAGTTGGTTCAGGTTTTACAAGCCCGGTGGTTTCTGTGTCAAACACTATAATGTCGCCGTTAATCAAAATTCATATCCTTTATTTCTGAGTATTTATTGGTAGTATCTACTAATATATTTGTTGGTTTGTTTAGTGTGTCGATTTGTTTTAGAACCAAATCTACTGACAACTCATAGTTAATATGGTTGTCATTGTTCATTCTACTAATAACATATCTTGAATTTCTTTGTACAAAACCTCCGTGATAAACACATAGGAATTGGTCAAAGAATCTCAACCCGCAATAATATCTAGCTTTTATAGAGTCTGGTTTGCCAATCTTTTTATGGATCGAAAATTCTACTTTTCTGACTGGATACCATTCTATCCTGACTTCTTTCATCAATGATGCTTGAGATGATGTGGTTTCCAAATTAGTCTTGAATTTGAATTCATGTCCACACTGACACTTCTTGATTGAAATGTGGTGAGGTAGACCGCAATCAGGGCATTCTTTTTCCATCTTACCACCGGCTTTACCTTTGCCAGCAACGTGAACTATTGGGTCGTCAATGGCGCCATTTCTGACAATATTTCCGGCGTAGTCTAATATAAGACACTCGTTTTTTGTTGGTGTTGTTCTAAGCCCCCGACCTATTGTTTGTAAATGGATGACTACAGATGCAGTAGGACGCATCATTACCAACATATCAATGATAGGGATGTCAACGCCAGTTGTAAGCATTAATACGCTTACCAGTGCTTGTATTTCACCATTACGAAACTTTGTTATCGCAATATCTGTATCTTCTTCTTTTGTCGAGTGGACAAAATCAGAAACTATCCCCTGTTTGTTCAATTCTTCTGAAATGGATTCTGCATGTTTTTTATCAATGGCAAAAATGAACCAGTGTTTTTTATCTTCTTTATGCCTAAGCAAATCAGTAACGATTTGTTCAGTCATACCATCCCTGTCAAATTTCAGAGATAAATCTTTTAAGTTGAAATCGCCAGCGGTTTTCTTAACGCCGGTAACATCCATTGTTATAGTTAGCTTTTCCCTGATGGGTTTTGCCAAGTATCCTAATGCAATCATTTCTGCAAATATTTCAGGTGTGTTTGTATCATAAACTAGGTCTGTAAATACCCCGCCTTCCATCTCATGTAAATAACCCTTCCTCATTCTAAAGGGAGAGCCAGAAAGCCCGAGTACAGGAACGTCAAAACCGCTAATCATCCTTCGGTACATTGAGTCTTTGTCGTCACCGACAAGATGTGCTTCATCCACTATCAGATAGTCAATGTCAAACTTATCAATATTTTTATAAACGCTTCCAACAGTACAAAATGTGACTCTATTATCTAATTCTTTTTTCTTTAGTTTACTGCTGTAAATACCAATAGTGCAGAAGATATTAAACTCTTCTAGAAGGTGTATAAATGCTTTTATATCCTGTTTCAAAACTTCAGCAGAATGTGTGACGACCATAAACTTTGTATCACTGGATTTTACCAAGTGACACATAATCATAGCTATAACAAAGCTTTTTCCAGCTCCCGTGTACATACTTATCACTGGATTTGATAATGGATTCTTCCTGTAATTTTCAAAAAATGCATTTACTGCTTCTAATTGAAACTTCCTTGGATAAAACGACATTAAATCCTGTTCCTTTGTCTATTGTGATAATATTTTTCGGGTTTTGATCCGCTAAGTGTATGGTATCCATATTTTTTCTCAGCATCTTTTCTAGCCTTTACAGCATCATCGATCGTATCTCAATATCTTTTTTAAATATTGTTGTGTAATCACAGAAACATTTCCCTAAGTTCATGGTCAGTACAATCATTATTAATCTGATACTCACGATTCATCCTAAGACCATGCTTGCGACAACCCCAATCTTTGTTACCAATCAGTTGTGAATGCTTGCAAGTACGACAATTGATAGCAACGGGTTCATTGTCATGGCAAATACCGTGGTAGTCACACCATTTACAAGCATAAAAATCTCTACCAGCCATCCTATCTAAAAGAAAAATAGACTCTAATACTTCCTGATTTTTATTCAGAATATCTTTAACGAAGCCACCATCATATTTGACACGCTCCATATAATATTGGGAGTCGTTTTTATTCACGGCTATAAATATTGCCCGTCTTAGACCGGTAGCATGCATGTACATTTGAACTTGAGTGTAATATATCGGTTTGCTAAGCATCACACCTTTCTTTACACAATCCTTCCAAGAATTTTGGTTTAAAGCCTTCAATTCCATTACATGTTCTGTTTTTGGTGACTCTGGAATGCCAATAATTCTGCCATCCATGTGACCGTGTAATATGTGTTCGCCTACTTGTATTGCAAGATCGTCTTGTTCGCCAGTTATTACAAATCCATGCTCTGCCATCTCTTTTTCAAAAATTTCTTCAAACGCAAATCCCATTGCAAATATTCTTCTTGTTCTAGCAGTCAATTTTCCCTTTTTTACAAAATATAATTCATACTGCTTTTTTCTTAAGCATGGTTCTCCAGCATTCGACATAGAAGGGTATCCGCGCGGGTAATCTTCTTTATCATTATTATCAAGAACACCTTTTAGAGTTCCGCTTTTATCCATTACTTTTGTCAAATCAACCATTATCAATATCCAATTTCATTGAATAAAGAAAATCCTCAGACTGTAAAGCAAAAACCTGTTCATGATCTGAGTCTTCAAATATTACCGTTAATGGCAATACTGATTTCTTATTAGCCAAGCACACTATCTCATGTTTTTTATTTGAGGCATTAACCCACCGACTTCCTATCTTAAGACGTTTATCCATTATATTTCCCTAACTGTTATTCCAGCCTGATTAAACATATCAATTGAAACCTTTATACTTTCATTCCATCTTTCAGAGTAACCCATATTGGTTGGTTTCTTAAAAATGACACAACTTATTTTTGATTGAATTATTGCAGCAGCACAATTCGAGCATGGAAAATGTGTACAATATAATCTCATCCCCATTACATCAGTTTTTGCAAAAATAATTGCGTTCTGTTCGGAATGAATAGTCTTTTTTAATTTTAATTGTCGATCTTCATCACCATCAGGTATTCCAGAAGGGTATCCGTTAAAACCGGTAGATACTATTCTATTATTTTGATCGACTATCACAGAACCAACTTTCGTGCTTGAATCTTTCGACCAAGTTGAAACCAATTGTGCCATTTCGATAAATCTTTCATCCCACTTCGACATATTCCCACCAGTTAAAAAGCCACCCGCAAGAGGTGGCTAATGCTTCACGGTAAAACGGTTTGGTTACTTTTGTTCCCAAGGATATGCTTCGGGAGCAGCAGCAGGTTGTGCAACTGGGGCAGCCACGGGAGCTGCCACAGGTACAGGTGCTGCAACCGGTGCGATAGGTTCAGCAGCAGGAGCGGCGACTGGAACAGGTGCGACAGGAACCGGAGTAGCAACAGGAATTGGTGCTGCTACTGGTAAAGGTGCTGGTGCCAAAGGTGCGGCCACAGGAATAACCGGTTCAGCTACTGGTGCCAAAGGTGGTTCCAACGGAGCAGCCAAAGGTTGAGCAATTGGCGGCGCAACTGGTACTGGTGCGGCAGGAGGAACATACGCAGGCGCGACAGGTGGAGCCAAAGGTGCGGCTACGGGAGCAACGGCAGGATTTGCAATAAAAGCAGGAGGTGTAGCAGCAACAGCTTCATCACCAAAACTAGCACCGGTGTAAACAGCATAACCTTTGATTTCGTTCGATTCGTCGTAGTTGCCTTGTTTTGCCTTAATTTTGACAGTGATTTGCATAGGGATATTGTGTAGTTCCGTAGAATCGGAAATCATACCTTTACCAATAGCTTTACAGATGCTAGTAAGCTCACGCATCGACATATCAACCGCTTCCTGACTATCGTTTTCCACATTCAAACCAGTGAAAATAATACGGCCTTTGAACTGACCATCCATGATTTTAAATTGAAGATTTAAACGTGTGCCAGTTCCAGACTTCGTAGCTTTCAAATCAGACTTAATGATCTGAGCGTTGTATTTGCCAGCAGGTAAAACTTCGAAATCGGCCATTTCTTCTTGGCCTTGGGTATTAAAATTTAATGTTGCCATCTAAGTAAAATCCTTGTTATGAAAGTATCTTTGTGAAAATGTTGGTTAAGTCTGGAGCTTCTTGTGCATCCAGTTTTCCAGACCTGTCTTTTCCAACCCACTGCATGTGAGGTTGGGTTTGTAAGTACCGATATTCCTGCCCTTCATGTTGACCAACTCGTAACGCCAACACCTCATCAAAGAAAAACGGTAGATCTTTTTTAAGATTATTCCCCGGTGCATCAGGTCTATTCATAGTGATGCCAGATTCAGCATCCTCTTTAGTAACCTGTTTTGCCGTAAAATAAACTGAAAAATTTGGTAAATCACGGAACGACCTAATCAATACAGTCATATCATCGTGCATGGTTCCGTAAGCTTGCCTCGGGTCTTTAAACTCCTTTTTATACTCGGAAAGTAAAACCTCTGCTATTTCTGTAACAGAATCTAAACAAATCGTGTGATATTTAGAGGCGTCAGCAGATGATGTGATGAATTGATAAGCATCCATTACATCTTTTTTACTATTAACATTGATCACATCAATATTGTAATCTTTTAGTGATAGCAAACCTGCTTCTGCTGAAATTATGATTGGTGATGGTGCAGTTGCACATAGTCTGGTCTTACCTAGACCTGCTTCTCCATACACCATAGCTTTCACCGTTGAAATGCCGGTATTGGTGTTCGATATTTTTATTGCCATCTTATTCCTTGTCGTTAATGTAATTCAATATTTCAAATTGTTCAGCATTACTCATATTTTTAAAAATGGCTTTAATGATACGAGATTGCCTGTCGGTTTTAGATGTAAAATCACCGTATCTATCTACCCAATAAAAAAGAGAGATCTTAGAAACAGGTTTATCTGATCCAGTTATCGACTCAAATATTTGTGATAATTTATAGCATTCAGGATTCGTTATTATAAAATCCTGATGCAATCCTAAGTGTGATTTCATTCAGGTGTAATTGCTAGGCTTGGGGTTCCGGGCTTAACAGTAACGATCTCTCGCAACTTGCTATCTTTTGGAAGTTCCTTGAAGCTCTTATCAATAATACTAGGTGACCACTTAACACAATTCTTTTCTTGATCGGTAAGGTCGTCATAAACCGCATCTAGAGCTGCAACATCAGGCTTGCGAGACAGTTTGAATATTGCTTTTAGTTTGTATCCAAGGCTAGTGTGGGTCTTAGTTCCTTCTGCGTCTGCTGCTTCACCAAGACCTGCAATGATCTGTTTACGAATCTTCATTTCTAAGTTTTTAGCTTCTGATAATTTTTGTTTTGCTTCAATATGCTGTTCTAATAAGTTCATAGTGTGTGTCCTGTTGTTTGTGTTTGTTGTTATGATGAATCTATATTACCAGCGGTAAAATTTCAGGTAAATAGGTAAAAACTTTATATTACCGTCCTTATAATTTTTATAAAAAATTACCATATCAAACACTTCTTCTTATCAACTGTTTTTTCAATATGAGTAAACTCATTGCAGATATTCTCATCTTTAGCCCATTTCATTAATGACCATACTGATTTCTCATTATCATAACCATACAACTCGGCTATTTGTGCGCCACTCTTACCGCTATCCAGCAGCTTTTTGATAGTTAGACACATGCTTTTTCGCATTTCCAAAACTTCAACGTAGTCTCTTGACACATCAACTGCCTGCCACAGCCGATGCAGCACATAAAAATGCTAAAAATCCATAGGTAAACGGGCTATTGTCCCAAATTCCTAGGATCATCATGAAAATTATTAAGCAGACATAAAGACATATAAACGAGATAAACATAAGTCACCTATTTTTTACCGATTATTTCCAAAATTCTTTGTCTCTCATGAGGGTTTTCTTTTAGATAAAAAGAAATCATCTCATTGACCTTTTCGTACAGCGGGACTTGATCCACTGTCGCGCACATTTTTATAATTGATGCTAACTTTTCATCGACTTGTATGTGTACCAAAGATTCTTTTTTATTCATTTTATTATTATGACCCCTTTTCTAGCTCTTGATATAGACGTATAAATCCATTTTCGTTCAGTTTCAGAATCAACCATACCGGGAATATCATTTACATGAATAATGACGTAATCAAAGCTTGAACCCTGACTGATATGGCAGGTAATTGCATAACCAAACTGTAAATAGCAGTAGTTATCAGAATACTCATCAAAATGCCGTTTGTTTACATATTGTTTATGATTTTTCCATTCTCCATAACCATCTATATATACACCGGTTTCATTTTTAGAAATGCAGTCGCCATCTTCATCATCAATATTGGCTCCTTTATACACAACCGGCTCACCATCTAAAGGCTGCGAATCGTTACCTCGAATGCGTCTAGTGATAGATTTTCGTGTAGCATTACGATAAACAATATGGGTGATGTTATGTTCAATCATTGTGTCCATATCGTACATTGAGTCTGGAACCAAATATTCTTGATAAACCCGAATAGTTTTCTCGTCTTCTCTTGGCACAAACATCTCTAACGGTTGACCGTTACGAGCATAATCAAGCAATCTTAAAAGTGATTGATCGCTTCTGTGGTTTTCGGTCAGTCTGAATGTGTCTAATCCTTCAAAACTGCTGGTGCCATTAATCGGTGGCAACTGACTATCGTCACCAACAAGCACAACAGTATCAAAAACCTTCATGGCATTATTAAGACCGATAGCTTTTAGTTTGCCTTGGTCATCAACTTGACCCTTAGTTGGCAACATTGAGCTTTCATCAATGAAGCAAACGCCACCTTGGTACTCACCAGTGACATACCGATCAAATATCCTATGATCATAAGAACTAATTTTGTTGTTTCCAAGGAATTTTTCTGTAGATGATTCTTTTTTAAAAGATTTAACGCTAACGCCAATTTCCGATAAAAAGTCTAAAATAATTTTTTCAGGTACGGTTTCTTCTGCACCCCTAAGCATTTTTGAATCATAGAACTTATCCATCTCATCGCTTAATTCTGTAGCGACATATAGAGAGATGGCTTTATGTAGAGTCATTGCAGTTGGCAAATCTTCTTTGATAATGCCTGCTGCCTTGTTTGTAGTGGCAGTAAACGTCATTGGGATTTCCTCAAGACGCTCATCTTCAGCAATATGTTTAAGACAGAACGTCTTACCGCAACCAGCAGGCGCAATAAATGCTAATGCTGGTTTTTTATCTAAGATGCAGCTTACAATTGCATCAATCGCGTTTTGTTGTTCTATACTTGGAGAAGTTAATTCGGTCATTGTGCTGCCCTTTTGATATTAAAATCTATGATACCCCAGTATTTTTATAATGGGTCAAATAGATTTTTATAAAAATATCAAAACTTTTTCATAAGTTCTGTCAATTCATTGTGACGATCCTTAACGCTCATCGATTTCTTAACTGGTTTTATTGGTCTACCGATAAGTTCACCAGCATTTATAACAATAATATCTATTTCTTTAGTGTCAGGCAGACGCTTATACTGCTTAAGAAATCTATTGATGTAGTTTCTAAACGAGCTTTCTGGAATACCAACGTGTCTTGCGAGTCCGTTATAGCTATAAATCTGATCGTTATATTCTATCGATTTATAATTACGTCTTCCCTTCCTATGTCCTGTAGTTTGCATAATTCTACCCCATCTCATCCTCAAAAATTTTAGCTTCAATTTGGTCGAACTCCATTTCTGTCAAAACTATTGGTGTACCCTCAAAAGATATTGTAGAGATAGTCAGGTTCCATCCAACTATGTGATATAAAACGCAGACGATTATATCGCCTGTGTTTTTCGACTCTAAAAGATAGTTTTTGGAGCAGCAGTGGTGGTGTATCAACTGAAATTCCTTTTTATTACAGGATTGACCTATGTTGTATCCAGCCTTTAAAATTATTGCTCCAGTAACACATATCTGTATCCATGTGCGTTATGCCTTTTTCCCAAAGGGCAGGGTTGAAATTACCATCGTGACAATCGCTACTCTTCATAGGCTTTGCTTGATGCTCAGTAGGGCTGGCATGTATTGGATCGTTTTCGGTCAAATCAATAACATCATCTGAATATGGTCTGACAACTAATTGGTTGAATAATCTGGTGTCAGATTCTAAGTTTGTTTTTGAACCATCGTAATTGTTATATGAAGTTCTGGCACAACCGGCACTAGATACTTTTAATATGTCAGATGGATAGTGACACTGTTCAATCTGGGAATCATTAACATAAGGTGTATGCCACTGATGATTTGTTAAAACATTAGGCGTTGAGTCTTCAATTTTATTCAACATATCTATTGCTAGAGCTTGGATCGCAGGATCAGCCATTGGGTGATTACGAAGATGAAACCAGTTATCCCACTCAGTAGATGTAACGATAAGCTTCTGCCAAACCCAAGCTTCAGCATATCTGTTCAAATGTTGTTTATGGATGTTGAATTTCTCATGCCAGCTTTGAATAAACTGTGAGTTAATAATTGCCAATCTTTGACATTCTTCTTCAAATTCAAATCTAGATTGTTCATCTAATTTTTCAAATCCCTGCATACCCTTTTGATTTATTCTTATGTCTTTTGGTATGTAAGGATCAGAACAGATATTTTTTACTGTTTTAGATATCGGTATTGCCCTGCTAGAACTAGCATTTCTGGAGAATACCCTATGGGTATTTGTCTCAGCGTTCAAAAATTTAGGTGCAATCATTTCTATAGAAATAATCTCTCTTCCTTCAAATGAAGAGTGGCATATTACCTTTGATCCAATTTCCATGTATTTTTCCTTTATGTGTTTTTGTTATGTTTGGATCATAACAGAATAATTTTATAAATCTGTAGAAAAAATATTTTTAATTTTCTATGTTATATTTAACCAACCAAGTTATTGGTTTATAAACACATATTAATAATCAAACATAGATTTGATATTGGAGGCTGGCGTGAGTGAAAACAAATATAAGATAGATACGAGTAATGAAGATAAAGCCCTACATCACAAAACAATCGAAAAACAAAAGCGGATAGATGAAAAGCGGCGAATGGATCAGTTGAGGGAGAAACAGGATATTAAAAAGTTGTCTGAGTGGTACTAATAATATTTATAATTCTGTTCTCCAACACTTATTTATTTTTATCAGTATATTCTGAGACTCAAACAACCAACAAGGCAAACAAAATGGCTAAGAAGAAATTTAAAACATTATGGACTGATAAAAAACCGACTGAGAAAGGTCTTTATATAATGCATGACCTGAATGATGATGTTCGGTACTGTGTTAATGTCAGGGCGCAAGGTAGAGGTCTTAGTGGTAGGGTTTCTGGACTACATATCCTTATTAAACTCAGTCAAGAAAATGTCTTATGGTGTAAAATGCCAGTATGAATGCGACCCCTTGCCCCAGATGCTCCTTTGGTGGTGTGCGGTTGCAGCTCAACCCACAATCCCATTGGAGATGCCCAAAATGCTTTAAAGAGCAACATGAGGATGAAAACTTTGTGACTATAGAAACACAGATTGAAAACGAGGTCATGATTCTGGCCAGTGTTGGTATATCAGCAACAACATTATACGTTGGTGATTTGCAATTAAAACAATTAGAAGAATGGGTCGCTTTAATAAATCTTCGTATGCCACTAGATATTGTGGTTTCAAGACCTGAAGTCATGGGATTAAAACTATATGTTGTGAATTCACCTGATTACCTTTCTGTCGGTTAATACGGCTATTTCGATACTTGTTTATTTGCATTAAGGTATCCACCGCAGTAATATCTTTGGTTCGATTGAATCAAGGATTCAAAACAAAAATCCATAATTATAAAAGGACTAAAATAAAATATGGATGGCAACTCACAGTCGATTACACAAACACAATTTAAATTATCTGATCTGAACTTGGATAATCACAAGCTTTTTGGCTACTTTGCAAAAAACGGTTTTCAACGTGATTTGGTTCCGATCATTCCTCTAAATTCAAAAATGAACCCCTTCACAAAGATAAAAGAAGGTGGAAAAACTCCCGGTTGGCCTAGTCAAAATGGCTGGGGCGGCCTTAAAAATTGGTCAGAATACGTTGCAAGTAATGAAGAGATTCAATACATCGACGATATTGCTGAATCATTTGCTACACAGTCTGCAGGTGTTGGTCTAAAAACAGAACGAATCCCCTTCATCGACGTTGATATTGATGGTGATGCCGACCTTGTACGGAATATTTTCCAACTCGCAGTTAAACTCCTAGGCAAATCATCGGTAAGAAAGCGAAAAGACAGCACCAGAATAGGTATACCGTACCGTTTAGCCGATTGGGATATATTCACCAAATGCGTGATTGATTTTGGTCAGTCAGGAAAGGTAGAGCTTCTGGGTAAAGGCCAACAATTTGTTGCCATTGGCAATCACAAATCAGGTAATGCTTATGAATGGTTCCCTGATTTAGGACACGGCAAACTGGTATATGAGCAGCTTCCGGAAGTTTCTAGCGAAAGCTTGATGCAATTTTGGACAGAGTGTTGTGAATTGGCCATGAGTCGTGGCCATGAGCAACGCATGGTCAAGAAAAAAATTCCGTCAACATCATCACGCAGCAACGGGTCAACTGAAGAAACCCAGACCATTTTAGTGCCAAAAAGCAAAAATGTGGTAAAGCTGATTCTGGATCAAAATAGTTTTGAGGGTCAGCAGAGAATTGCAGAGTACAAACGCCTGATGGTGTTTAATACTTGTGAGTTTGGCACCGTTACTATTGAAGATATGATTGATGGCATTAAGAACGAACCCGATTTATGGAACGGCGTTCGTATGCAGCACCCAGAGGAGCCTGAATATGCTGGGGGTCAGCCTGATATCGCAATGTTGTTTAAGAACGAAGACAACTGGATCATTCACTCTCACGCGCATTCCGGCACTTGCTACATAATCACTTTTGAAACACCGATTGATTTCACTGAATATTTTCAGGATTTTCATACTAGGGCGATCAGAAGACGACCAAATATATTGGTTAGTCATACCGATATGTTTCTCAGAATGCTCAACATACCCCGAAACGACTCTAATATAATTAGAGTTGGTGAAGCGTTATATAATCTTAAATACATGGAGATAGAAGGCTCATACGAACTATTTGAGATGTGGATTCATAATATTGGCTATAGATTTGAAGGCGGACGCACGATCATCGGGTTGTGGAAGTCGTTCTCTACTTATGAACATAAGACTAGTTACAAATGGTTTTATTCTTTCGAAAAGAGTACTCAGATAACAAAAACAATTGAAGACATCGTTAAATTTGAAAGTTCTTATAAGCTACAAACGTTTTCTTCGGTTTATGGTGTTGTTGATCGTGATGGTGAAGTATATGTAGTAGAAAAGAAGTGGAACAATAGCTTTGAGAGATTTCAGTTTGAATTTAAAACTGCTTTATCAAGAAAAGAATTCCATATTGAAGATAAAATCCCTCTAATAACCAAAAAGAATGACAGAACTTTATTGGAATACAAATCTATATTTCCAATTTGGCGTGAAACATATAGTCAGGATAAGAGACGTTACTACGATGCTGTATTTTTACCAGCACCTAACAAATATATTGAACATGGTTTACCAAAAGTCGTTGAGGAGATTCCATCTACCCACTACTTGAATATGTATGAAGGCATGACAGTTAGACCTCGAAGACCAGATAATTGGAGTGATGATTCTATCTATATGGATGGTAACCCATCCAGAAAACATATTGATGCGTGTCTTAGGCACCTAGAAGATGTTGTGTGTGCTGGTAGGAAGAAAGCCTTCAATTATCTGATCAAATGGATAGCGAGGATGTTTCAGTTCCCTCAATTGAAGGCTGAGACTGCAATCGTGCTTCATAGTAAAGAGCAAGGCACTGGAAAAAGCATTTTTCTGAATGCCATCGTCGATGCTTTTGGTAGTCATGGATTTACTTACTCGGGCGAAAGCCATAAATCGTTCAATGGTGAGATGCAATTCAACCTATTTACCGTATATAACGAGGCGACTTATGGCGGTGACCATGTTGGTGCCGGCAAGTTAAAGGCTGAATTGACTGATGACATTCGCAACATTGAAGCCAAATTTAAGACACCCGTCTTATGTAAAAACTTCAGTCATATTGCGATTAGCTCTAATAATGACTGGGTGGCACCCATTGAGATTGATGATCGACGTTTTGTGGTGCTGGATGTCAGCTCAAAGAAGGTTAGCGACTTTGAATATTTTTCTAATCTAGCCGAGTCATTTGGTGTTGGTGATATTGAGGTTCACGGCAAAATAGTTAAGGGGCGGTTTGATGAATTCCTATGGTATATATTGGATAAAGTTGATGTGTCAGGATTTAATCCAAGAGTTTTACCTGCAATTAGCAGTAAATCAAAGACTGAAAATAAACTTCAGGGCCATGATGTTTCACATATTCGTTGGTTTAGAGAGTGTCTTTACGAGGGAACATTTGCATTCGAGAGTACGATTACATTATCTATGCTGTCAAAGAACAAATCTAAGCTAAAAATGAAGAACAAAGATGATGATATGAATGTTAGTGAACAAATTGCAGGCGGTATGCTAATGCAAGCAGCTGATGATGTGTTTGAAATCGGTGATGAACCAACACTATTACCAATAAGACTAATATTCGATGAGTATATAAAGTGGCACGATGCTTTAAAAATTGGTGGTCAGAAGATAAGTATGAAAAGGTTCGGCATGGAGTTCACAAAATATCTTGGTGGAGAAAGTTCATCGGGTAGATTTGCTGGCTCTAATCATCGTTTGAGAGAAATACAGTCTCTAAAAGATTGTAGACTGACATTCCAGAGAAAATTGAAGAGTGAAATTGATTGGAATGACGGGTAAATTTTGATATATTGTATTTAACGATCCGACAAGTTGTTTCGTTCATTGTGAGCTCTGCCTAATGGGTTGATGGTTGTCCTGCCATCAACCCATTTTTTTGTCTAGTCAATCATAAAATCTTAATCAAACCGTCACTTGATGAACTACGCTACCTAAACCGCTGACGCGGCTATAGATAGCGTTTCGTAGGTCAACACCGAAAACTCTCGGCTCATTACCTTGGACAGTTCCTGCCCATTACCCTTCACCACCAGCTAAGTCTATTCGTTGCACTCAAGCGGAAGGACTATAGCTGGAGCACTTGGGCGCAAATCGGTAGATTAGTACATGCTATTTTAAAAACCCTCTATCACAAGGCTTTAAACCCCATAGTTCGATCTGTTTGTCGCCGCCCACCTGTATTATTCGATCACCAACAGGTGAATCATAGTCCATAAATATACACACAAAGTCGCTCAGTTGTGTTCTACCGAACGTTTCTTTATTTTTGTTGTTACGCCTCATCCTATGAATCAAATTCTCCACACAGGTCTTCTCAGTGTTACCGTAACCAAAAAACCTAGTGTGAGAATTTGCCCAAAAAAAAGAGTTGATATGAATCAACTCTGATTTTACTTCTTTTGGAGGATCAATCCCCAACCACGCAGAATACAATCCTTCAGCGAATTGTCCGCCTAGACGATCTTTTATGATGGTTATAAATCTGCTCATTCCTCTTTTTACTCCTATATGTACAAACATGGTATAGAATAAAAAAACCCTACAGGTAGGGCTGTCCAAATAATTAAGAGTCCATTCTAAAGCATTTTACCTTTTCTTTTGAGGTAATCCGATTATCCTTTTTGTCGCTGGTGGTTTCGGGTAATTAACAGTATATAATGGATTGTCTTTACTATTAGTCGCTCTTGCGGGGTCATCACGGTTACGATCAATAGCTCGTGCTTGTTCAAACTGGTGAAGTGTTTGACGACGAATAGTTTCACGGCTGTTTGGTTTGTAATCCATGCTGTATTGATTGCGAATAAATTCCATAATATTTACTGTGGGTAATAGAGGCGCAGTTGCGTTGTTCCAGTTATCAAATGGTTTAATGTTTGCCAGTGCTAGAAATACCCAACCGGAACGGTCATTACATTGTGCCTTTGGTAAACCCAATGCTGTCAGTAGTGTTTTTGCTTGTTTAAGTTTTTCTCGTTGTTGTTCAGTGAATTCCAAGCTATATCTCCGTTAAATTATGTTTATAATTTTTAAAATAGGATTGACGATCAAATCAATTTTTCTTGTTTCGGTCGTTTTCAGCTTCTGCGCTTGCGTTCCAATTTTTATCACCTGTTCACGTGTTGGAAACTTCATTACTCTGATTTCAGTTGCATTTACTTGTGTGTTTCCTGAAATACATCTGAAATATTGGTCCATGAACGAAGAGTTGAATATTGCGGAAAGCCCGTATGCTTCAGTTTTTGTCAGTGTTCCATCCTTCAGGCCAATGTAGTTTGTTTTGTTTCCAAAACCAATAAAATCAGTGCCATGAGTGCTTTTAAGGTGTAGTCCTGAAACTAACCGACGTTTTTCGTTTTTGGAGGAAAAACGTTTTAATAATACAAATGTTCCGTTCTTTATGGTGTGTTTTTCATGCCCATTGTTAAGCATGAAGGATACTTCTTTTTTATGGTTACCAGTCCACGTTGCCGTTAATGGTGTAATATTATGTGGACGGTAAAGTGGCACTGAACAGAGAGAATTAGTGTCTTCTGTAATGTAATTTCGTGTTCTATGCTCAACTACACGACCTGTTGAAATAAAGTATCCGGCATGTTCAAAGGTGGTTGGGAAGGTTTCAGCTTGTCGTAAAATACAAGCTTCTTGGGCCGATTCTGGGATTCGAATGATGAATTGCTCATTTGACTGGTCAATAATCAATTCAAGAGGGTATTTTTCTTCATTGGAGTTGTTAATATTAAGATCACTGTCACTTGAACGAATGATTATATCTTCTTGGTTATTCTCTTTTATGAAGTGACAAATAATATTTTCTTGAAGGACTGCTGAATCAGCATTTTTGAAGACCTTGTCTCTATGTTTGAAAATATGTATTAGGTCTAAAGCTGATTTTTTCAATAGGTACGACCTGAATCCTTTGAAATATAATCCATTTGTGAAACTACGAGGTGTAATGGTTATTATTTGTCCATTTTTTTTTATGCAAGCCATAGCTACAGCCACGAAAGAAGCGTAAATGTTTGGGTCACCGGGGTACAGGTCAGATGCTGCCTTTGCATAGGGAGAGTCTTTTACACTGTATTTAAAGTACGGAGGATTGATAACAGAAATATCAAAAGGCTGAATTTTTTCATCTTTATCTGGTCTTGCAAGTACAAAATCTTCACAGTGTATTTCAAAGGTAAATATCCCTCCTTGCTGATCGAAGGTTCTCTCAACAATTCTTAGTGTTTGCTCAAGATACGGTACGGCTTCAATATCTAATTCATAAAGAACAGCATGAACTGTTTTACAGCCAAGATATAAACAATGTAGTGCAGTGGAAGCAGTTAAAATTCCGGTTCCTGCCCCTGCGTCTAAAATACGAATGGTTTTATATTTTGGCTTATTGACTAATGAAGCCATGTAGTCAGATACAATTGTGCTAGTAAAGTATTGCCCTAAGGCCTTACGTGCAGGCATAGACTTACTGCGTAAGAATGTGCTTTGAATGCTAGCAATGTCATCTTTTGGTTCAATAGTTGAATATTGGAGCAATCTTATTACCTCAGTTTGATTTTTATATTGTCATCTTTGGAAGGAGACTATTGCATGTGAGGTTGTCTGACAAACGTTAAGTCTACGTTATCGTTTGTCAGGCACCACAATGGCCTGTTATCCACAGGCCAGAAAATCCAAATGTGACTTATGCACAGGTGCTTGAATTATCCAGCACTCAAATGAGTAATCACTCATTTGAGTGGGTACTCATTTACTCAAATATGCTTTAAATGCTTTTACCGCTAGGTCAGTCTGTGTCAGCTATTCATCAAAAGCGCGCATTTTAATTTTCTTCATTAATGAGCGTGGAATGTCTGCATTGAACCGAACTTTTTCAGGTTTATCTTTCAAATCACTAAGCTGTTTTGCAGTCACATTCTTTGAAGGTCGTTTAGCTGTTAGTGCCATTTTTTAGCACCTCCTCTGAGTCGGTTAATTTCAATAAAATTTCATCCACGAGCGATTGGATTTCGAGAGCTGCTTCCCCTTTGGGTTCTACTTGGACAGAGGTTAGCCCTGAGCCAACTGAAAAGAAACTTCCCTATCCTGATAATTACTGGACATGTTTTCATAAAAATTTGATGACTGAATCATGGAAAATGAAGTAACAGTTAAGATCAGTAATAAAATCATGCTTACAACCAGTACTGCACCGCTTTGTTTTTTGATATTCATTGATGTTGTTTCCGTAGGTGATGAATCTATAAACAACCCTACTCCATTTTTTTTATAACAAAATAGTTAATAATTTTTATGTTTAACTGTTGAAAAAATTATAAAATGGAATATAATGCTTTCAGGTTCTAGCCAGAGCTAGGGAAAAGGTAGTTATATTTGTTAACCTCTTATATAATTGATCCGTAGTAACCTTCGCCTTTCCCGTCCCAATTTTATGCCGGTAGCAATTCTTTTTTCACTGGTGGCGCAATTAGAATGACATGCTACTGGCTCCCAATTTTACTCTAGTAAGTTATCGTAATAGTTACCCGGGTTATATTCTTTGTCAATATTCCGGTCTTCTATTTCCCTACGCCTTGTCATTGCTGGGACATCTACAGTTCTAGTAGGCTCTTTATCTACATTATGCTTCTTACTAAACATAACACTCATAAAGCTAGATGAACGTAGGTGAGATTGATATTCTTTTTCTTCACTCATTGATGATTTCCTTTATTGTTTTTCTTAATTCTAAACTTGGTTGTTTTTTTGGTGTCAGATATTATCGTTAATGGCTGAACATTTCCCATCATTGGTAAACGAATACCTTGTTCAAACATTTCATTGTGTGTCCTCTACCTTGAAAGTATCTACTATTATTCGTTAACCTTACCTGATATTAATAGATATTTCAGTCGATCAATGATCCAGTTCACTTCGGTGCGATCACCCATGCTAGCAGCTAAATATTCTTCGCCATCTCTGTCGTAACCCATTATTACAACTCGATCAAGCTTACCAATTGCTCTTTCCAATATTTTATCCGCTGGTATATCATGTCTGGTTTTTCCTGTAAAAGACACTATGTTTTCAGGCTCTTTTTCTTCCTCTTTAAATATATAAAATGTTTCTTCGATTATGAATCCGTAGTGAGTAAATTCATCACATCGAAACGAATAATATGATACTTGTGTAATCCCTCTGACAACACCAATATCATGTTCTATTCTACCAACTTCTTTCATATCAACTTTCTGTCTAAAAAAATTTCTAGTTATTTTTTCAAACTCCGGCATGGAAAAAAATCCATCTTTATATGGGTTTGATTTTGCATACGCAAACTTCCAGATTGGTTTATTCATACTAATCCTATATATCCGATTTAGTCCAATGCAAAGCCACCAAAGACTTCAATATGGCTCTGCTCATCCATCCACCTCCACTTCGATTTCAGTCCATTCAGCTTTTTGAACTGGTTCAAGCGGTGATGGAAGTGAGTCTTTACCGGTGTAAAAACCATCGGTAATGCAGATTCTGCCGCTAGCTGAATGCTTAATAACCCACTGCCACATTTTCACCTTCTTCTTGGGTTCGACGTATATTTCCCAGTCGTCGCCTATTCCATAGCTATTAATGTTGAAATGTATGTCATCCTCAGTTCTAAGTGCGTCATTGTAGTAACTTACAAACCTACATGGCTCCCATCTGTAATCTCTAACCTTTTTACCATCCAACATTGCCTGTATTGCTTCTCTGTTATTCATTCATCAATCTCCACTTCAGAGCCTTCGACTTTTCGCCATTTAGTCACATTTACCCAGTCGTTTGGCGCTGAAGTAATGTGGTCATCCGTAATCAACTTGTATAACTTCACTTCCCCAGAAAAATCACCAGAGATCTTGCACTCCCACAACCAAGCCTTAACTTTCTTTTTGTGGACTGTGTACCCGTCGAGCCACATAACGTCTTCCTTACCGTCAGCACACTGAAATTGGGGACAACCGCAGACTAATTTAATATATACAATTTCTTCAAAATGTGGATGATCAAATTCAGTAATACCCTGCTCCTGAAAAAGTTTAACCACTTGCCAAAGTTCTAACGTTTCACTCATACATCACCTCGAAAATTAACTGTTGGTGTAGGTAAAGGAACACAGTCACAACTTGATTTGAATGGTGCATTTCCACGACCACAATTAGGGCAGCGCCAGCCACTACTTACAGGTTGTGCTATCGGGTTTTGCGTTAGTGGTTTAATTTGCCCAGCCTTCTGTTTCCTAATAAGCTCTTTAAAACTACTTTCAATATTTTCTTTTTCTTTTAGGCATTTACTACATTTACCGCAAGCATCACCGAATAAAATAGAGCCTGTGCATGTTTTTTCACTCATAACTTCCACACCTTCTCAACGTCATCAGGTTTATAATTCTCGACCTTAGTAACTTTCCCATCAGGTGACTTAACAGAAGTCACTTCGGTGGGTTCCTGTTGCTTGCTCAATGCCAGATTCCAGACCTTGCGGGCATTACCGGCATATTGGCGTATACTTCTTATTTGCGCACCATTAGGGGTGATCTGGTATTTAAATGCTTTGAGTTGTTTCATTTTCGGGTGTCTTTTTAGTGGTTGTCATTGTTTTGTCCTTGTGAGTAAGGACATAATACCGTGATTATTTTATATAGGTTGTGGAATGAATTTATAAAAGTTTTTGTCATTTTTAGGCAAAAAAAATGCCCCGTAATCCTCAAATAAACCGGGGCTAAGACGACACACTAAGTGTTTGGTAGATATAACTTATAGTTATATATAATATTGTTAATTTAGAAACTATGACCTTTGTATAATTTCTTAATTTCTTTGTATCTATCAGTAATATAGGATTGGTTCAGTTCGTTCATGAATGAGATCATTACCTCTTCTGCTTGTTCAACGTATGAATGCGGTATTCTTTCTTGTTTGTGCTGATTATTGAAATCGATTGAGTATTTGTGAAGGTCGTCCATTGTGGCAACCAATTTTTTTATGTTGGTTTTCTTGATTGAGTGTTTGTTTAATTTCATTTCATATACGAAGTATCCGTGATTTGGCATTCCATTTGATGATAATGATGCACATAATGATTCGTCTTGTGAGACTAATTTTAGGTTTTTGTCAACCATTACGAAGTCTTGATGGTTTTCGCTGATGAAATGATTGTGTGAGATTTTAACCGATAGTGGTTCTGCGGATAACATTTTGGCCATTGCTTCTCGGGCTGTTAATGATTCGCGCATTGGTGCCGTTGGTAATGGTGTGGTTGATTCTTGTACTACAGGTTTTTGTGAATGGTATAACTTTGTTTCTCCAACTGTTTTAAATATATCATCAAGGTCTTCTTTGAATTTATTAATGTCATTTAGTCTGACGTTATGGTTTCGCAAACTTTTTGTAATGACTAACCAAATTTTATTGAATGAGAAATAATCACTCATTTTTTCGGTTAAATGAGTTAATTGTCTTTTGTTTAGGTTATGCACCACAGGCGAGAATTTATCTATTTCATTCGGGTGCGGGATCAACATTGAGAGTTCAAGTCTTTTTCCTTCCATCGTACATGGCAACATAGTTGTTCCGTCATCGTGTTCATGAACCGATACTATTTTTATTTCTGTTGATGATATAATTAGGGTCGCCGCTTCCCCACGAGTTAGATATTGGTTTGTGGATGTTGATTGTGTTGTTGGTATAGTGGGTTTAGTTTTTTCTAGTGGTTGGTAAAGCTCGCTTAGTTCAATCATCTCTTCCAATCGTTCGTGGGAAAAATGCGGGATTAATCGTAGAATAGATTTTATTTCTAGTTTTCTGATTAATGAATCTGATGATAGTTTTAGATAGTAGTTAGATTTTGGTAGTCCTGATCGAATCCAGTCCCAGACTGGTTCTGAGGTTCTGAATTGGTTCGGTAAATTTTCTCTGTTCGAGATTTTTACTTTTGGATGTTCAAAGTGTATGCAACTTAGGGCTGGATCTAGTCGTAAAAGTTTTGAGAGTTCTTCAAAGTTTATTGTTTTCGTTAGTGTGTTCATTACATAGTCCTTTTGTCGTTACTGTTGAATATAAACATTGAACACTCTATTGAGTCCATGATTATTTTGTGTACGTCAGGTTTGTAGATTTTTCTTTCTAGCTTTTTACGCAGATGGCCAATGAAGTTTATTGATTTGTCTGTTAGGTCGATGTAATAGCCATCGTCGTATGGAAATAAGGTTTGGTCGTGTGTTGGTATGACCTGTTCATAACATTGTGAAAGCTGGTTGAGAAGCTGATAAAGAATGAAGTGTAGCCGCACTCATATATTTTATATGGAAGCCAAAAGTTTTATTTGATCTGGGTGATTTTTAAATACGTCAGCATCCACTATAAAATCAAATGTAGCTTTTTTACTTCCACATGGTTTTGTACCTGTGCCATATGGAGGGTCAATATAAATCAAACTAATCTTACGAGTGTGGTCTTCCGTAAGTTTTTTGAGTCCATAAAAATTATCTGCTAATAGAAATGCATTAGCGCTTATTCGATTGATTATTTTAGCTCTACCTGATAGCTCTATTTTAGAGTAATCGTGGCTAACCTCGGAGAATATTTCCTCTTCAGAAAGTTTATTTGAATAGCTTAATTCAAATTTTTCAGTATTTTGGGGGAGGGGGAATGGCTCACTTTGTGCTGAATCAGCCAGAAGCGCGTCTTCACCGAGTTGTTCGCCTTTTACTATTCCTGTAGCCATCTTGTGCTCTTGTCTATGATATTTTGAGTAGAGTAACATGCGTCGTGCAAAGGTCTCATTGTATGTTCCTTATTTCTATTTATATTTCTATTTCTAGGGGATAGCAGAGTTGTTTTAATTCTTGTATGTACCCTGATTTGATTGTGTCTGCGAAGCTTAAGTTTGGCATTATTGTTTACTACCATTAATTATATATTGTGAGACTGTTATTTCGTTTTCTAATTCTGTTGGTTCTACTTCTGGGAATAGGTCTGAGGGTAGTTCTTCGTCTAATATGATCTCTGAGAGTTTGATTAGGAAGGTTTCTAGTTGCCCACGGTCGAAAACTTTGTTGATTTCGCTTTTTGCTTGTTGGGTTGAGATATGGAAGGTCATCGGGATGAGGATATTGGTTAGGATTTGATGGGTGCAAAGCTCTAATGGGAGTTTGGCGGAAATTCTTGAGTCGATGTTCTGCCATGCTTGTAAATACGGGGCTTCCCCGAAATTACCGATGAGGATATTGCGAAGATCATCGGCGAATAGTGTTTTGTGAGAGGACTGATCCATTAAACAGTGGGATAGTTTCTGTCTGTTGAAAGCAAGTGAGGATGAGGACTGCTGCTTATTGGCGGCTGTCGTATTCACTTGGTGTAAGGTTAGTTGCCTCTGCTCTATTGATTGTAACTCTCTCATGGCCGTTCCTTATATAATGTCTTGTTGTGAATTGTGATATTAAGTGAATCGGCAAGATGTGTCTATATTGGAAATAATTTATGATTTGTTATTTTTGTTTTTATTTTATTGAATGTTTTTATTTATAGAAATATTGATAGTAGTAATTGTATATAGATCATTATGTTAGGGGGTTTTGTATAATGAGATGGTAATGCGAATGTTGCGTAACATACTGATTTAGTATTCCAAAAATGCATTATTTTTATCTGGTTGGAAAATAACACTTGCAATATTGATACGGATTTTAATCGGAAGGTGGATGTTTTTACTCGCCCTGAAACACCCATATAACCACAATGCTTGAAAATGATGTGATAAAAAAAACTTGTGCTAGGCAAAGATGATTAAGTGAGTTTGGGGTGGGGGGGTGTGTAAATTCAATATAATGAGAATGCGATGGAGTGGCAATGGCCGTTTTTAAAGGGGGTTATTGAACAATTAGTGTACAAAACTTTTTGTATGGTGTGACAGATGATTTGGGGCTAAAAACTTCTGTCACATCTGGTTATTAGCGTTTGCTTAATTACTGCTTAGGATAGTGGTATCGGTTAGTGTGGAGGTAATTTGGGTGTTTTTGAAGAAAGTGCTTGACAAAGATTTTGGGGTTGTAAGTTTTGTGGTTTTTAGGGGAATATTTAAAATGTGATTGTGAATGCATTGGTGTGTAAGGGATGGGGGTTTTTTTGGGATTCTGAGTTTTTTATAAAAGTTTCATTTTCCCTGTGGTAGTTTAGTATATAACGTGTAACGCATGTGAAATGACATGTGGTTATGCTAATACACCTTGGTTTCAGGGGGTAAGCGGAATTTAAAAATGGTAATAAGGGGTAAAAAGTGTTATTTCTGGAAATGACCGTTGGTCTGAGAGGGTTATCCACAGGCAGTTAGGGATATTAGGATATTGGGTAATACTTACAGACGTTGGTGTGTAACCCCTGATGGGGGTGGTATTAAAGTAGATTCTAGGTTTTAAATGAACGGTCTTGTATTAAATGTGGATAAGTGAGGAGAGTGAGTAATGGTGGGAGGTTGGGGAGAAACCCTATTATTTCAGTAGGAGGCCGGTTTACTGATAAAACCACACAAAAAGAACTGGCTTTTATCTGGTTTGATCTGACGAACGGTGTTGCAAAAATTAAAGATATAGGAATCATGTAGTTAAAGTGTTGTTTTGTAACAAATGACCTAAGTTTTTGACCCTCTGGAGTTTTTTGGCCTTTTTTGGGGGTTCCCGGAGCTGCCAGTTATTTTTTTCAAATCTGTATAAATGGATTTTAATATCTGGCTTGTGGTTTTTCTTTATTTTTATTACTATTTTTTCTATAATAATCAATAGTTAGTAGTAATAAACCAGATAAAACCAGTTAATTTTCTCTGCATAACAGAAGCGAAAAGGGAACCCCCAAACCCAACTTTATTTTCAGTAACAAAAAATCAAAAGGAACATTTATGAATGTCAACAATTATTTAACCACTAAAGTTGTAGTGGATTCAGATTTAGTAGTAAAAGAGGAGGGAATGAACGCAAAAGTGGAAGATTTTGCAGGTGACATAATCAACTTAGTTTTAGTTGCCGCAATTGATCCCCACAAGCCCCTCCACCCCACTCAAAAAGAAGCAGTAGACTTACTATGGCCTATGATTTTAAAGATGCAAGAGAACGACACTAGAGCGCCTTCTATCGGACTGGATAATTTAGATACTTCCGAACAATTAAATTTAATTATTAAAGGAGTTTCTGAAGGTAAGTTAGATTTTAATCAGGCACAAAAGTATTTAGAACTAATAGAGAAGAAATCTGAGGTCGGAGAGATGAAAGAATTGATGGATATGCTCGATTCTGCGGAACAAAACGACATATAATGTATATAAGTATCTCTGAGAAATACTTATATACTGATTGTCTAATGATACCTCTACATCCCTTATATACATCCAATTCAGTGTATATTATAGTGTTTTGGTACTAGAAATCTTTAGATGAAAATGTCAAAAAAGAGACGAAAAAGAGAACATAAATGATCAAAATAACAACTAGAAACATTTACAAACAGTCGAATAGAGACTTAACAAATTTTTCAAAATGGTACATGAGACTTAAGGTCAAAGACCCCTTGTTCCCAAAGAATGCAGATTCAGAATTAAGCATAGTAGATCAAGCAGTGTTAATGATTTACTTAGAATTTAAAACGAATAGAGAAATAATACAGGAAATGCACGAAAGAACTGTTGATCATTACAAATCAATAGATAGGGCTGTTTTACAAGAACAGTTTGATAAAAGGGTTTTATATAATAAAAATGTTTCTATGGTAAGAAAAAAGGTGGACGAAAAGAAAAAACAGATAAAAAACAAAAGGAATAAATAGATGAACGATATAAATGTTAATACTTGTGTCGAAAATATAATGGAGATATTGAGGGTTAATCCTCAGATAATGTCGTCAACAGATAGATATTCAGAACATGAATTATATTCTTTTACTGATGATATACAAAGTTTAGATTCAAATGAAGAATCTAAAAAACGATTAGAAGAAATGATTCGATCTTTTGAAAATAAAAATATGTATTTCTTTGATTTTGTAAGAACACAACAGATTGTGTGTTTTCAAATGATTCTTCTGAACAGACAATTTTCGGAACACTATAATGGCTAAGATAAACAGAAATAAGTTAAAAAAGATGGTCAAAAAACGGATAGCCCTACTGACCCAAGAGAAAGGAAATACCCTTGACATATTACTATTCGGAGATGAAGCACCTGAACATGGTGGTCTTCGTATCGTGTTACACAAGGATTTTTCTTACGAGCAATAAAAAGGGGCTTACGCCCCTTCCTACTATATATATGGGTGAAGGTTAAGAGTTGAACGCCTTGGCGAAGATAACCATGTTCCATACTTGGTTTGCATAAAATGCGCTGGTGTCTTTATTCGACTTAGTTTTAGGCAAAACTTCAGATGCATACGCAATCAATTCTTCTTGAGTACATTCTTTGTTCTGTAGAACATAATCAGTAAGAATCTTATAGTTCTTAGTGAAACCAACACCACCACGAGGCTTACGTTGGATTTTTGGGAGTACTACCCCCGCAGTACCCGCATACCCCCGGATACCCACCATACATTGCTTCATGGTGATGTTCAGGTTTGTACAGATTGATTCAGCAATAGCCTTTAAGTGTTCGCCGCTTTCTACTTTAACACTAGACATCATGGTAGCAATCTTTTCGTTACGATCTTTACTGGTCATTCTTAATTTGTGTTCAACAACTACAAAGTTAAAAACCTTTTTAATGTCGCTGAACTGTACACCACATTCAGTGTACATGTTTTCCATGATCTTGTTGTCAGTTAAACCACCAGTAATTCCGTCTGTAATGACTTGTACGACTTCTTGAGATACTTCCATTGATATATTCCTTTGATTGTTTGTTTGTTCACATACCTTAATATATAGATACGTGTTTTTGTTATGAACGTGAATATTATACGAACCTTTAAGTTAAAACAACACGATAAGTAAAACTATCCCATATATATTCATAGGTGTTAATAGTTATAAAAACTTTTATGTTTGTATAAACATTTTTATATAAACAATCAAAAATATTTAACAAATAATAAATCATAATATATTTTAACAATAATTATAAATATATTTTATAAAATTTATAAATATATTTAAATATATTATATTAAATAAAATTATAAATATTATTAAATAATATATATAATATAAAATATTTATAATAATAAAAAATATTAATAAATAATTATAAAAAATATATAAATAAAAATATTTTTATTTTAAATAGGACTTTTTAAGGACTTTCATAGGACTTTCATAGGACTTTTATAGGTGTCTATAGTGCGTTTGTTAAAACTTAATTAATTAAATCCAAAAATAATAAAAATGAAAAATAATTAAATCCAAAAATAATAAAAATGAAAAATAATTAAATCCAAAAATAATAAAAATGAAAAATAATTAAATAATTAAATAATAAAATAATTAGTTACAAAAAT